TGAATGACTGAATTTTGTTCCGCAATAGCGTTTGCGGTAGTTACGCTACAAGAAGCGAGAGCCATATTTATGTTCTCAGCCCGCGAAGTTTATAGAATTGTAGTAAGACGTGGAGCAACCTTGCGTGCTGAGATAATCTCAGGAAGCCAAGTCTTGCTGCAACACGCGGCGAAATGTGCAGTCTATATATTCGCCTTCCCTTGCGTCGGTGACTCTGCCAAGGGCGACACTGCTGGTGTCCTATACGCTTACACCGATATTGCTATCTGCGTAACTAAATCATTATATGAAATTTTTGTTTGTCAATAGGCATTTATCTATTGACGAAAAACACACGTCCATACAGGTTTTACTTGTGGCCTAAACGCGGAGACGTGTCGGGGTGTCCTTCAGCTTCCTCGTTAGATTAACCGCGCAACTTAGTAAACCGTCTAAAACTAGGTGCCACACTATTTTCTGCAAGTAGTTGCAGTTAATCAATAACTAGGATGTTGCGCGCTTTTTATTCAAAATATACAAATTTTATTCTTGCGTTTCATCACACATGAATCATCCTCCAGCCAAGTTCCTTAACCGGAATGGTTCTTTATACTTAACTATCCTGCTAAACGGTATAACCCGTAGTATTTTGTGGTATCATTATATTCCGTTTAGCAGGATACAATTTTGTCCCATGACCCCTTCCTTGGCCGCTTGCGGTTAAAAGGCCTTGGGATTTCTATTCCTAGCGGGTTCATTCATTTCCCTCTAGGTTTTAATAGGGCGTAGGTTAGTGGTTTTTCCTACGCTCTTATTTCTTTTGTGGGAGTGTACGTGGCGTGTCACATAAACCGAGCCAAACACGGCGATAAACAAGCCAACATTAAACGCGAGCCCACAATTACCCTGATCCCGCTAGCACCCCACCCCTCCGTAAAACGAGGGTTTTTTTATTTTTCGTATTTAATTCAAATAAAGCTTGACGAATACGCGAACACATACATTTCTCCACCTCGCTGATTCTCGTAGCCTAAATAATTTTCCTAGCTTAACGGCTGGGATAGAAGCCCGGTAAAGTCTACGAGAACGACAGCCGGGCTTCTTAGTTTTCCGAATAGAAGAACTAAGCGTGTAACCAGCGGCATCCGCGTACGGCGGACCGATATACTGGTGAAGGATTACCCCGATGGTTATGTAAGTAGACGTAGGGGATAGTGCGCAGCGGGACAACAACCGCTCTCATGGAGCAGGATACGAGAAACATCCAAGGCTGATAGGGCGCTTAAATGGCCGAGGCTCCACGTAGACATACTTGCGGGTATGTCTTATTTTGTATACCAACGCGGCTCCTGCCTTTATGCGTGTGTTACGAAACAATGAGTCCTATCATGTAGGGCTTATTGTGCCCTCGCTCACCACCTTTATCGTGTGCTACAAATTGCCTTGCCGTCACCTTAAGTGAAACATTTCTAAAAAAATCTTGGTTTCATGAAACTTTATGGTATGATGCAGGCCAATTAAAACAACCAATGAACCCAATAGAAAACACAAAGACACAAGAAGTTTTAGCTAACGCAAAACGAGCATTCCAAGCAGCTAGATTGAAGCGAGCTGAAAAAGAAATAGAGCAGTTATTTGAACAAATGGAAACCAATCAAAATACGATCAATTTCCACAAAAGACAGATAGCTTCGTTTGAAGATGAGATGAGGAAAATAGAAGATCGATTAAAGGCCTTTGAGGAAGGCAATTGGGACTTCTAAAAAAACTCCAAATTAAAATATGTGAGTGTCAACAAAAACCATCGTTTTTATCAAAATCCAGAATTGGTATTGATGTACTTAAATGGCAATGCATATAGTTTCGATGAAGTAATTGATATGCTTCCATTAAAAGATTTCTTGGATAAATATATTACTCCATATGTTTTATATGATCCAGAGGACATGGATGCAGATATTGATATATGGGATTGTCACTCTAAGGTCCCATATTATTTTAGAGCTACAGTGCCAGTATTAAACCCTAAGGGGTTTACGGATAGAAAAATGATCGAAGAAGAAAAGCGGGTTCTACAATTGGAATCTATAATAAATAGGCTTTCCATTTTGGTTTACAGAGAAAGAGTGATTTGGCAAAAATCATTAGGTAGATTTGCCGATGTGCGCGCAATCGCTTGTTATGAATTTCTGTTGGAAGCATTGCGGGATAAGTTAATTAAAGCTATTTTTGAATTCGAGAAAGCATCAGAAAATGATGATTTAAAAGCACTTACAGCAATAAGCAAAAATAAATCTTGATTAAGGAAAAGGTTTGTGCATTGTTTCTTTTCAGGACGATTTTATCATGAACAAACCTGAAGAATATAAACGCCGTTTTGTCACGGTGGTCTATGAAATAACAGACGATGTTGCGTGGCGCACTGGCGGCAACCCGCTGCACTACGAACACCACGGGCTAAAATCCGTATGCGTGTCGGCGGGCGACCTCGCATCGCTCAACGAAGAAATCGAGGCCATCGTGCAGGGCGGCGAAGAACTCGATGCGGACAAATACGACGAGCTGCACACGAAGCACGTCATGTCTTCTTTTCCGGGCCGCCCTAACAAGGCTGTTATGACTTCCCCGCACAAATTAGATTAACTTATAGGACTAAAAATGAAAAACGTTAAAGCGTTATCCCCCTCTCTTTTAAGAGCACTTGTGCCTACTCAAGATATAAAGGCAATATATGGAAAACCTAAATCCATAAAGCTATATACTTGCAACGGGAGCCCTGTTACGACGTTTACATTTTATGATATAGATGAACGATCAGGCGTTCAAGCTACACTTTGGTATCCAAGCTTAGGTCTTAGTAAGTATGAAGGACAAGAAATAGTTTTCTATGCATCCCAAAGGAGGGGGATTTCAATAGTAAAAAGTGCTGGTGGGTCTAGTTGGTTGTGGATTACTGAATCTGCCGCTGTATTCCCAAAAGAAATGTTTAAAGATCACATGGCAACCAAGAAAACAGAGGTCTATTTCACATGAGTCATATTACTCGCAACCAACCATTAGATGATATACTCAAGAATCCTGAGCGATATAAGTACACGCAGCTAAGGCAAATTGAAAACAGAACTTGCAGCCCACAGATTTTAACCGAAGGTGAGCTAAGAGCTAAGGAAATGGGAGTTGCAAAAGCCGCTAGGATATTAGGTATCAGCGAGCAAGTTTTGCGTTGTCACATTATAGGTAAACGCAATCTAGCCATGTTAGAAAGCAGTCACAATGTCTATAAGTTAACAGAAAAGAAAAACTTCGCTAAATATACAAACGCTCAAAAGCTAGAGTGCGTTCATCTTGCTTTCCAATTTATGGATGCAGGAAAACAAAGCATGAAAAAATCATTCCTTGCAGCTGGGCAGCGATTAGGCATGCATGGTTATTCAGTTATGAAGATGTACCAAGCTGGTTATATTCCATATAAAAGAAATGCGCCATAATAAAATAAATAAAGCACCAAAGCTCAAGCTATACTACAATCAATGGGATGATGTTAAGGAAGCAATTTACTTGGTAATTTATATTTTATTTGCGCTAGGAGTGTTGATTCAGATACTTTACTTAATCTATTAAGTATCTGTTCTTTAATTGAATTAGGCGTTGCTCGCGCCAATGCAATATGTCGGCGGCAATCATCTGCTGTTAGCGTTGGAAATAGTTGATTTTCAGGAGGCATATCCGCGAATAGCCTTAATTAGTTTTTTATACCAAGGTAGTTTAAGCTCATTGATTTCAAAGTTCATTTCTTTCATTTCAATCAACATATATTTAGTTATATCCGTGTGAGCTTTTAACTCCGCTTTTAGCTTTATTATTGCATTACTGGCCTCTTTTAGCTCTAGGGATAAATCAGCAACCATATCGGCAAGTAATTTAACGGCATCGTAGCTTACATAGTCAGCGCCGCCTGACTGAATTTTAGTTTCAAATTTGACATCCGTAAATCCCGCATTGGATAACGCTTTCGTTATTTCATTCTTAAGGTCATCTTCATTAATGTTTCCGCTGTCCATGCCGTTAAAGTCCGAGATCATAATTTTAATTTTGTTTTTTCTTGAGTTATTTTAAAGCCATGCTTTGCTCTGAAAGCAATCTAAATCTTATTTAAATCTATGTGCAAAAAACAGGAATTAATTCACGAGCTATGCAATGCCGCTGTAGCTCTTATTGAAAAGTATAACAGTGTCATTCAAGATCGCGAATGGGTCGCTATGCAAGCCGTATCTCGTGCAAGCGGGTTTGCGTATCGCGGTCCTTGGATTGCTAAAGAAGTTCAAGACCTTGCAACTCTAGTTGAAGCGGCTAAAATGTCCGAGAAGAATCAGTGTCATGATAAATCAACAGATACACATTTTGAGGTTAGTGCCAAGGACGGAATTTAACTCTCGCCGCCCCATCGCTATATGTGAATCGCATATAGCTGATTGGCGGCGTCTCAACCCATCTACCCCCGTTGTTTATCACGGCAATGAGGCACTAGATGAATTTTTCGACAATCCATTGCTAGGTATAGCACTGTATCGCAATTGGGATATGGCCGCGATTAGTGATCTAATCCGATTCCTGATCTTACAGAAGTATGGTGGATTTTATGCCGATTGCGACATTAAGCCAATCGTATCTATCGAGTATATGTTTAACCTGAAATATACCGCGATTCTTGCACAACGATATGGCTTCCCTCGAATCACTACGGCACCAGTAGCTTTTTGCGCTAAACACCATGCGATAGATAAGGTATTTGAGAAGCTAAATGCAGAGCTTTTCGAAAAGGCCCCTACCCCAATTCGCGGCTGGCACTACGAAAATTGTTTATCTAAAAACATTGACGAAACTTTTATGGTCCTACACCCTGATTGCTTCAATGCTAAAAATCAATCAAATGCAACGATGGGTATCCATGACTATTCTAGGAATACTTTTAACGGCTATTACAGTTAAGGCAGACATAGATAAAGAAGCATTCCTAAATGCAATTAAACTAGTTGAATCAGGCGGTTCTGATTTAGCTATTGGTAGAAATGGAGAACGTGGATCTTTCCAGTTTTCAAAAAACACATGGAAGATGCATAGCAAGCAGAACCATAAGTGCGCACACGATCCTAAGCATTCTTTAATTGTGGCATTTTACCATCTTGAGTGGTTAATCTCGCGTGTTGGAGACGACCCAATAAAGCTAGCAATTGCATGGAATGGCGGGAGTGGCGCAGTCAGCAAGCCAACGAAGAGACAAAAAGAATATGCACGTAGGGTTCAAAACTTATACGAAACATCACTATGAATAATAAAGAGTTAAATGAACTCCTAGAGGATTGCGTAATAATTGATAATCAAGGCAGTAGCGAGACGTTAATGCGTATTGTATTACATTGTGAGGAGAATGAAGAGCCATACCAAGTTATGGTTCCATGCCGTGCTGCATCAATTACGTCTTGGCAGCACGAACGCTACATATCTCGAAGTGAGGCCAGCCAACTTATTAAGAATAGCTGGGATTGCTGGAAGAGAATTTACACGAGTTAATGTTGCGCCGCACACCACTTAAAAGAATATCGGATAAGCACAAAGCAGAGCTTGTGTCTTATCGCAAGTTGCGCGATGACTATTTACGGTTTCATCCCACTTGTGAATTTGTGGGGTGTTTCCGTAAGGCAACCGACATTCATCACAAGGAAAAGCGTGGAAAGAATCTGAATAACGTCGAAACGTGGTGCGCACTTTGCCGCCCTCATCACGTATACATAGAAAATAATAAATCATGGGCGCGTGCGAACGGTTGGTTGAAATAACACACAATGACAATCGAACAAATAGCAATTATACACGAAGCTATGGCTGAAGGTGCATGGGTAGAAGCAGCCAATCTTGCGCTAAAATCAGATGGTATGCCATCTTTAGTTAAGACAGTACATGATGCCAAGCGACTACTAAACCAGTTAAAAATTAACCTGCTGGATTCAGGTGATTATGAAGGCTATTTAAAATGTTCCGCGCTTATTTGGTCTAAAGATCTTTTCAATCAAGGCCCTGAAAGCGTACACCGAGTATTTAAATCTCTCTACAAAGAGGAGAAGCTGTTGATTCAGGGCGCATCCTCCGTATCTAAAACATACTCAGCTATTGCCTTTGCTTACTTAGACTGGCTGCGTGATCCTGAGTATACGTCCGTCAAGCTCACATCTCAGACAGAGAATCATTTGTTGACAAATGTGTGGCCCCACATGCTTGCCCTTCACCGCGCAAACCTCTTATTGCCAGAGGGATTTGATATTCAGGAAAAGATTGGCGATGGCTGGTTTGGGGTTAAGGGGTTCATGGAATATGGATTTCATGGAATTGCATTTAAGCAATCTGCTGTTTCTACTGGGACTTGGCGCGGATTTAAGCCGCAACCAAAACGGCCAAAGAATCATCGCCTATATCCGATATACGGAGCTATGACACGTCTGCGTGTAATTATTGATGAAGCAGGTGAAGTTCCGGCTAATGCTTGGGCATCTACTAACTCGGTGTTGTCCTCTCGTGGCAATGACTTGGTAAAAGTCGTGGCCTGCTATAATCCTGAGTCAACGGAGCAGGTTGTCGTACAAATGGCCGAGCCCAACGACGGGTGGAACATGGATCAGCTTGAGGCTCTTTACTCTTGGGTGTCCAAGCAAGGCTGGCAAGTTGAGCGTATTGATGCAGCCAAGACGGAAAACGTCATGAGTCGTAAGCATATCTATAATGGGCTTCAAACGTATGAAGCTTACATGGATTCGATACGTTCAGGCGGTGATAACTCTGCTCGATATTATTGCTTTGCGCGTGGATTTCCTCCGCTTAAAGATTCGCTTTACACTATCATCCCTCCTGATTGGTTGTCTACCCAGCGCGGTGAAGCCATTTACGATGATGAGGTCATTTCGGTAGCATCATGGGACTCTGCCCGCATGGGTGGCGACAAGTCTATTCTCACAGTAGGTCGCTGGGGAGTGGCATCTTCTTGGCGAAATCATAAGGGGCACATAACCAAATTCGAGGACAGGCTTACTCCAGGTAAAAAACGCCCCCGGCATGTCCTCACGATTGACCAAGTTTTTGCCCTCAACAAAACCAATGACGATATTCAAGCAGTACAAGAGGTCATGGCGATTTGCAAAGGCATGAATATCCCCCCTGAATGGGTAGCCATTGACGCTACTGGTGGTGGTGGCGTGCATTCTATTGCTCGCAAAACATGGGGAGATGTGCTTGGCGTTGCCTTTGGTGAGAAAGCCACAGAGAAAAAGATCTTAGCTGATGACATTCATGGGGCATACCATTTCTACGACTTAATCCCGTCTGAGCTTTGGTTTGGATTTAAGCGGTGGCTAGATCCCGTGGTAAGTGCCGTGCTCATTAACCCAACGGTATCCATGCAGCCATTGTTTACACAATTGACTTCTAGGCGTTTTCAGCGCGTAAGCCAAGGCAGGGTAAGGGTTGAGAATAAAGACTCGTATAGAGCACGCAATGGCGGTCATTCACCCGATGAGGCAGATACTTTGGTTATGCTTGTTTTTTTGCTTCGTCAACGTGGTGATATATTGCCGGGATTAATCGAAAGCGGAGCAGAAACAAACGCCAAGAAAAGGCGATTTACGGAACTTGAAATTAAGAGCGATATGCAGCCCGATGATACCCTTGATACGCCGCAAGCACCAGACATTCCCGATTCTATTGGTTAATTTTTTTCCAAAAAAAACTCGACTGTTTTGAATTTTCCTGAAAGATTTCGACCTGTAATCCAAAGCACGAAAAAATAAACTAAAAATATACATAAGTTATGCCTATTACACCAACAGTGAAAAACGGTAATTCCAGTGATCCAGTTTCAGCCGGAACTCATCACGCCATTTGCTATGGCGTTATTGACGTAGGAACTCATTCATCGACAAATCCAGCTTTTTCTCCAGCAAGAGAAGTAATCTTCCTTTTCGAGTTGCCAAATGAAAGAGGCAACTATCCAAGCAAAGACGATCCAAACACTAAAATCGATCAACCGCGTGGCCTTTACGCACGGTTTATTAACGTACTATCTAATAAATCCCGGCTTCGCAAAATGCTTGTTTCTTGGCGTGGGCGTGAGTTTACGGAAGCAGAAATGGCAAAGTTTGACATTTCGGGAGTTATTGGAGCAAACTGCATGGCAACCGTAATACATAAAGAAGGCGCTGGCAAAAACGTAGGGAAAACCTACGCTAATGTAGATGCTATTATGGGACTTCCTAAAGGCATGCCCACGCGCAAATCAGAAAATCCACGCTCTTATTTTTCATTTGAGGATCAAACAGTCGGAAATGTTGTTATCCCTACGAATATCCCAGAGTGGATTGTGAACCTAATTAAGTCATCCTTTGAATATAAGGATCTAATGGATCCTAAGCCCGCACAGACTACAGGCAAACAAATCCCAAGCAACGGACAAGCATTTAATACAGATCAACCAGTAGATGAAGATGTACCGTTCTAAATAATATAGCGTATTCATAAGAAGCACATATAACTTACATGTGCTTCTTATATAAATTAAATCACATACTAATGAGCCCAATAGAATCCGCCAAGTTTTTACGAAAAACAATAGCCGCAAATAAAGTCGCTAAAGAAAAAGCGAAGACGTATTTAACTGCCGTTTTAAATCGGCAACCAAATGAATTAGAGATTAGGCATCAAATGATGTGCGATATTTATAAGGTGAAGCTCGTAAAAGGTAAAATAACAACATGACAAATTCTGAGTCATCCAGAAATATATCGTATTTACTAGAAAAACACATGCGGGCAATGGGGATCACACCGTATGAAAAAAAAGTACAGGAAGAAATGTTTTCTCGGCTAAAGCAAGAAGCAAGAAAGCAAGATGACTTTTTTAAGCGTTATGATAAGCCATCAGCACGGCGTATATTTAAGGACAAGATCATTCAACTACATGAGCAGAAATTAAGCACGCAAGCCATAGCGGATCAAATGAATGTAACAACAACCATTATCCTCGATGAGCTGCGCAAGGCAGGTTATGTTAGAAGGAAATCTAAAAATGAAAACACTATTACTTCCGACACCAGTAATAACACAGATCAACCAACTAAGCTGGCTAACAAAATTAGAGCTAAAGCTAGCCCAAAAAAGAGCCAATCAAGAGATTAGTGAAAGAGAACTTTTGCTATTAAACCAAATAATCAAAAAACAAAATGAACTGTATACAAAGAATTACTAAAATATCAGTAATGCCAGAAAGAGTAAAATTTATGCCGAGTGAAATTGCTAAACATGAAAAACAAAGTTGAATTAATTGGGCACTACGGCTCAGATGAAACCCACGCTTTATCCGCATGGACGAGCACATCGCGGGAATTAACTGATGAAAAGCAGAAACGCATTCCAGCTATTCTTGGGATGTTGGCTGAAAATATGCACCATACTCCATTTGAAAAAAGCACACTTCATTTTTTGGTGCGATGTGAAACAGCTAGTCATATACACATTCTTAAGCACCGCATTGGGGTGAGCGTTAACGGAGAATCATCTCGCTATAAGCAATTATCCACACCAACCGCTATTATCCCTGACGATTGGCCTCCAGTGCTTCAATCGGCGTTAAGCAATCATTTTGAGGCATCCGTAGAGCTATATGAAAAAGCATTGGCTGCGCTTACGCCCACGCTAGGAAGGGCACGCGCAAAAGAATCTGCTCGATTTTTCTTGCCATATGCAAATCAACTAACGTTAGATGTTTCTTTTAATTTCCGTTCCTTTGTCCACTTCTTAGGTCTTCGTAATAAGCCTGAAGCACAAAAAGAAATTAGGGAAATTGCGCAGGAAATGCTACAACAGGTAAAGGCAATAAAAGGGAATCCATTTCAGTATACAATTGAAGCGTTTAAACTATGAATGATATATTTATAGCATTTATAGTTGGAGTAATAATCTCTTATCTAATAATAATAAAAAAATGAACACTGGAAAAGAAAAAAAAGAACACGTAGTTACCGAAATTTATTTCCCGTTAGGAAGTGATGTTCCCTATTTGCGCAGAACGAGCAAGCCGATGCAGTGTGATGATCCTGAGCTGCAAACCTGTTCTGCGGAAAATTATGACAAATGGTTAAAGGTAACCGATGTACCTAGTGACTTAGCAGGATTTCAACATGTTGTTATTTGGCCACCACACAGGGGTGACCTGATGGTCGTACAGCAATTTACGTGTCAATGGTTTACTGATGAGGAAATCAAAAATTCGCATTTGTATGTTAATTTTGATTCTTATAAAGCGTACCGGAAGATTCCCGTAGCCAACCATGCATCTATTGCATCGCCTGAAGTTAAGTCTCTAATTGAAGAGCATAAGAAAATCCAATTAGACCCTAAGGGTTCCGAAGGCAAGAAAAAGCCACAGCTTCAGCTTATTCCGCCCGTATTCAATATACAAGTGGCAGATGCTTTAGCCTTTGGCGGAGAAAAATATGGCCCTTGGAATTGGCGCAAGAATAAGGTAGAGTACATGACATACCTAGGGGCAATGAAACGGCATATAGACGCCCTGCTAGAAGGTGAGAATACGGCACCTGATAGCGGCGTACATCACCTAGGCCACATTGCTGCGTCTTGCGCTATTGTGCTCGACGCCACCAAGCAATGCACCTTAGTAGATAATCGACCAACGATTCCTAATCGTGTTACAGGCGACGGTGGCGCATACACAGGAGTTGAATCACCATGTCGGACCTAATTAGTTTCCCTGAAGAACAACCAGATTTGCCTGTACCTGTTGAAGCTCCACGCGCCAAGAAATCAAAAATGGCGGAAGAGAAATTTTACCCATCTCTAATCGTTCGAGATAAGAGTGGTGATGAGTTTCCTGTGCCTACTGATGCAGGAGCCAATGCTTTAGCAAACCAGTTACTTGCCTCTAAAATGCGTTCGCATTATGCTCGCATGTTGAAAGACGTGGAAGATCAAAAGCTTATCCTAGAGCCAAAGGCACTTAAAGAACTTTACCAATGCGGACAAATCGTTGCAGACATTAGCGAAAAAGCTTTCGCGAATAATCTTGCTACCAATGAGGCGATCCAGCATGGCAACTCGGTTTTGGTAGTTGCAGGCGAGATGGTAAAGAATGCTTTTGATGGCATGACTACAGCTCAAATGCGCGAAAAGAGGCTATCTGAAATAGGAAAGAAAAAAGAAATTAACGTGGAGGAAGTAAAATGAGCGAAAACAATGATGCAAAAATACTCGATGCCGCCGCCGCTGCTCTGGGCGAGCACTTTGACCACGTAGTAATCTTGTGCTCCAAGGACAGTCATGACTACGCTTTTAGTGCAGCGATTTATGGAAATAAGCACGTAGCTTATGCGATGCTCAACCAAGCACTATGGCTAGAAGAGGAAGCATTAGGATTGGCTACCCAAAAAGAAATAGATGAGATAGACGAAGAAGAGGATTAAGAAAATGAAAGCACCGATTAGAGAGCCTTACGACTCGCCTCTGCGCTGGCTAATTGAATCTTCCTCAACTAATCACAAGCCGTATCTCGTTGATCTATCACAGTATAACGGAGTCGGCGAGTGTCAGTGCAGATTTTGGGTTTGCAATGTTGGCCCAAAAGTGAAGCGTGGGGAAGTAGTGCATTGCAAGCATGTCAGAATAGCTAGAGAACGATTCACTAATTGGGCAATCGAAGCATTTAAGAATCACGACAAAAACCAAAAAAAATATGAACAATAATAACGAAATAAAAACCGAAACGATAAGAGGACTAGACGAGCTGTTTAAGGCAATAGACGATTATGAATCGCAGCTAACAGATGAAGACATTGATGAGCTATATACACTAGATGCATTAAGAAAGAAAACCAAGGGGGCTCCACATGAACTATAATATAACAATTAAAAAAGAAGCTACTTATATGCTATATGTAGTGTTTGTACTAATTTTATTCTCCGTATCACTTCCGATTATATTTACGGTGCGATTAGTATTTGCATCGCTTGATATACTTTCTGGGATTGTGTGCGACATTGGAGATGCACTAGATATGGTTACCCAGAATTTTATTAAAAAACAATGAAAATTAAAATAGCTCTTCGTGTCGCGTCATTTGCGATTTGTGCATCCGCGCTAAATGTGTTATTCATACCTGTGCGTATGCTGCATGCATTTTATAATATAATTAAATATACAGGCATCGACTTAATCACTAGCGCAAAAGATGCCGTATCTCACTACAAAAGGGAGATTAAACGATGAGCCCTATTGAATTAGACGCATTATCTGACCGCAAGCTCCTAGAGTCATGTCACGCCATGTTGCTTCAATTAACAGCAAAAAAAGCGTGCACGCCTAGGGCCGACAAGGTTACGTTTGTGCCGCCTACTCTGGAGGAAGTAAAGCGATATTGTGCTGAATCCGGCCTAGTGATTGATGCAAATTTTTTCTGGAATTATTTCCATAAAACCAGTTGGGTAGATGCCAATGGAAATAAAGTAAAAAACTGGAAGCTCAAAGCAAATACTTGGTCTGCGCAAAAAGATGCAAAAAAACAAACTGGTAGCTTATCTTTAAATAGAGACATAGATTCATTGATTATTGCCGCTGGAATGTAATGGGGAAGCTAAACAAAAAAATCTGGATTGAAATAGCTCCGGGCTATTTTGCTAAAGTAGATAGGCAACTCCAAAAATACGCAAATAAGGTTATACGAAAATGGCGTCCAAAAATCAAAAAACTAAGCAAGGCCGAGGCTCGCGCTTTGGCATTAAAGCTCCTTCGGAATCACAGATAGGTTCCGCCTTCTATCGGTGGTGGTGTATGGCCTATAAAGGGCTAGGGGTGCCAAGCGCAAGCCTCTTGTTTCATATTCCAAATGAGGGAGCAGGCGGTAATCCGATCCGTGGAGCAATGCTTAAGCGTCAGGGCGTAGTGAATGGTGTTCCAGACTACTTTCTTGCCGTTGCCCGCAAGGGATTCAATGGGTTATTTATTGAGCTAAAGAAAGACACAGGAAGGGCTTCCAAAGAACAGGATAAAATAATTGTCGAATTAACTTGTCAGGGGTATCTAGCTTGTGTCTGCTATTCGTTCGAAGAGGCAGTAAATTTAGTTGAAGGCTATCTTAAATCAAAATAAATCCATGCACTGGTACAAATATAATGAAGACGGCACAATTGAAAGCCGTTACGACGCTGACTTGCGCGAAGCTCGCAAGCAAAAGTTATTTATCTCTATCACTACAGTTGACAAAGAAATTCGCGCTAATTGGGCGATAGGCGACTATCTGCAACGCCAAACAGTTAAGGCGTGCCTAGATAACCCATCTTGGGCTAACGAAGATCAAAACGATTATTTAACAAGAATTCGCATTGAGGCAGGCAAGCATTCCAAGAATGCCGCATCGAAAGGTGATGAAATCCATAAGGTTTTTGAGGACTACCCTCAAATGCCTTTAAATCAAGATTACCTACCTTATTATGACCTTGCTAGCAAGTATTACGATACGCACATAATCAGCACTAGACATCGCGAAATCATGCTGGCACACCCACGCATTGGTATTGCTGGGCGTATGGATTTTATTGGAGAACACAAAAAGTATGGTCCTGTAATTATAGATTGGAAAACACAAGAGTTTAAGCACAAAGATAAGTCCAAGACTGGGCCACGCAAAGCAGGTTTCTGGGAAAGCTGGCCACGTCAACTAGCCGCAGGCAGGTATATGTACTGGCTTAAAACCGGAGAGTGGCGTAAATGTGTTTCAGTAGCTATTGATTCTAAAGAAGCTGGAATGTATGAAGAATACTTATGGACTGATGAAGAAATCGATAAAGCATATCAAGAGTTCCTGTGCCATGCTTGGTTATATTTTACATCCAAGAACTATTGGCCATGCGGAAAGTGGGAGTTGGAGTTTGAATTTTAATAGCTTAAAAATAAAAACCATTATCTTTACCGATAGTCGCCCACTTTAGAATTATTAAATGAAAATATATAACCAAATTGTCGACGAATACTTTAAAAGTCATCCCGAAGCGTGGGTAGAAGTGAAGCGGGCAGACGAAAGCATTCAGAGCGTGATCGCTCGCGAGGAATTAGCGCGACTACATCACACAAACGGCATCGATCCATCTATGTTGGAGTGCGCTCTAATCAAGCTCAATAAGCCAACAATTCCTGAGCAACTCCACGACGACTATCAGCGCGTATACACGGAACACCGAGCTACTGGCAAACGTGGCTTGGTGCGCGAGATCATCGTCGCCAAAACCGCAGACGATTCTTTAGCGAACGACCAAGATCACCCACGCGAATGAAAACTCAAGAACAACAAAAAGAAGCCGAGCCCGCGTTGGGGGTGGTGGCTGGTTCGGCTGCTCGTGGAACGCCAGCCAGCATCGCAAAGCGACTCCGCTGGCTCTCGCACCGTATGCAATCCGTCGGGGCGGAAATGGAATACTACGGAGGCTTTGGAGAAATCGGAGATCACGGGCGCGAAATGCAGGGAGCCGCTAGCATCGCATTTTGCTGGGCAAAGGGCATCGAAGCATCCTTGGCGAACACCCGCTCTTCAGCTACGCCGAACCATGGACGCTAAAATTAAAACTGACATCGTAGAGGCGTTGCGCTGTGAGGCTTTGTTCGGCTCTTCACCGCTTCGTGATGGGCATCGGTTGGACCGATCTTGGCACCGCTTTCGCGCTGATCGTGGTCGGCAACATCTGCCTCGGCGATGGCCACCTGTGGCGTGGCCTGTGGTGCTGGATGCTCGGCATCACGGTCTACGTCCGTGCTCCTCGCCCGAACCCGACCAGTGAGCCACGCGGAGAATAACCCTATGAAAAAAACACCTGAGATTGCCCGCGTTGGCTCTACGGATTGTTCGGCCTGCTGGTGGGCAGTTTTCCCATGCGGCTGGAAGTGGGAAATCGGTAGCATGACTCGCGAGAACGAATCGCCGATTGCGATTTTCAGAATCAAGACGCACGCAACCGACTACAAAAATGTGATGTGGCCCAACCTTGGGGAAGTGCGCCCATGGCCGAACGCCCCTGATCAGCCACGCGGAAAATGAGCACCGAAAAACAGGACGGAGCCCCGCCCGCGTTGGGCTGTATCGGGTTGGTTAGGCGGTTTGATTTTGATCGTTGCTGCGCCCGGATCGCCATCGCTCAACAGCGCATGAATATCGCTCCGACCTGCGACGAAACCGCTTACTGGTGCCGCATCTGGCGCGCCCGCCGTCGCATCTACCGAATTGCCTCAAAACGTGAACTCCACCTTTTAGCCTAACAAGGCTGTTATGACTTCCCCGCCTAAATAAGAAATACTTATGAGACTTAAAATAGACAGAGATCATTCCAAGCAACCAATTAACGGTTGGTCTTTTCGTGAAGAATTTGGAGTGACCCTAAAAGAAGATTCATTAAATGAGATGCTAAGGCGAATCGTGCGATTCAGGGAAAGCAACATGTTACCCGTGGGAGATCCAGAACATGAGCTTGCACTACAATACTCGCAAACTCATCCTCATCTAGTAGTAAGAACAGAATCGTGTATTGTAAAGGAGTCTCGTGAAATGCTAGAGTTCATGCAATGGCTTACAGATATTTGGAAATGCCCCCCAAAGCTGATTTCCGATAAGGCAGAAATTCAGAGGCGCTCCAAAGCGTGCATATCTTGCAAATGGAATGATTCCGATTTTGCTTGCACCCCTGATAACATGAGGCGTATCTATGCAGTTTCAGGTGCGACATCAAGCGATAGAATACACCGATGCGTAATACATGGATGGCACAATATCGTTGGATGCCGATTAAGTAAAACCGAAAAAAATGAACATCAGCCTGAGCATTGCTGGGCTGGTGAAGTACCTAAATTATAATGAAACCATCAAAAACTACTAACGAAGCTACACTATTAGGGTGTTTTTTAATTGATAATAATCTAATAGATAAAGCTGTCGCATCGGGATTGACAAAATCCCATTTCATTGAGCCTTGGCAATGTCAGTTCTTTGAGAAAGCAATCAAGATACGTGCCACTGGAGGAGTAGTCGATATTACTAGCTTAGCAGTAGAGGGAGTACCTTATGCAGATGCGATTACAGTAGAAAATGCAACTGGCACATCAATGCCGTACGCATCCGCGTTAGATCAAGTACTTTGGGCATATTCCAAAAGTAAAATAGATATGCTATGCCTACAAGCCAAAGAAGTTATAAAGACAGATAGCGCAACTGACGATGCACGAAAGCAGGTGGCATCGCTAGTAACTCAGATGCAGGCGTGGATTGCGGACAAAAAAGATACGGCTAGGACTTGCGAGGAGATAGGTGCAGAAGTAGAGCAGTGGGCTCAAGACCTGATTGATGGCAAACCAGATAACCGTGTTAAAGTCGAATGGCCTTTGCCTACTATGAATGAGAGATTTGGCCCTATAATGCCGAATGAGTTATGTTGCTTAGCGGCTCGTCCAAAGGAGGGTAAGACTTCCGTGGCCCTACAGATTATTGGGCATAACTTAAAGCGCGGACTAAAAATGGCTTACTTCACTATGGAAACCAGTGATAGTGCCACACTGAAAATGATTGCCTCCCAGATGGCTCAAGTTGATTTGAGGAATATAGCTAACTCACCTAGGGACAAACAGCAAAATTTCCTAAAGTATGTTAAGAAACTCCGTGCATCTAAGAACTTAGCTATTTTCGAGAAGGATATGAATATACTAAGTATTGAGGCGAGATGTCGCATGCTTAAGGCTGGCATGCAGCCCGATTTTATTGTCATAGACCACTTGCATCTAATTCAGAATGACTTTGGGGATAAGCAATATGAGAAGATCACTGATAGCGTTAATCGGATAATCGAGCTGCGCAAACACATGGGATGTGCCATCATCCTATGTTTACAGCTAAATCGCGCTAATGTGAACGCAGAGCGTGCCCCCCGTGCATCTGACGCAAAAGACTCAGGCGCAATTGAAGCCGCTGCCCATCGCATGGTTATCCCTTATCGCCCACCTAATGATTTTATGGATCAACCACAAGTAGGCCCAGAGGCTTTGATGCGATCAACATACGACTATTTCTTCATTCAGGACATTTGCCGAGATGGGCCTAGCGGAGTAGTTAAGGCCACCTATTTATCTCAAATAACAACCTTTATAGATTGCAATAAATAATAAAATGCGTTGACGATTGCTATACATTATAGCAAAACAAAAACATGGCAAAAAAGAAAGATTCAAAACCGACATTACCATATAATAATCTGGAATCTACTGATGGGGACAGTTATGTTGGCTCGCAACCAGAAGTTTCTGAAACAACTTTAGTGCCGGAAAACCGCGTAATCGAATCAGTATCGCAAGCAGTAGACGTCACCGAAAACGACATTCAGGACGCCACCACTTTAATTAGCCATGCCGCTGCAATTACTGCCCGTAAGCAGGGCCAAAAGCCGTACTCTCAGGCGTCCCTTAAAAAGCAAGCCAAGAACTACATGGTCAATATCTCCACAGGAGCATTTGCCACCGAGTTACGTCGCGCTAGCCCCCGTTTATATACACCAATTTTGACAGCCTCTACGCTCACAGCCGCTAACCTTCCTTCCGGTTGGCCTGATGGCCCTGCTAAAACAGAATACTTTCGGGAAGTTGTGACCAAAGCTATTCGTAGTTGGAAACAATGGGATTACTTTGTACGAGGATTAGCTCAAGAGGTTGTAGATTATGGTTTTGGGTTTGCCTGTTTCCCTGACAAGTATGAATGGAAGCCCAAAATGGTGCGTATGGATCGTGGCTTTGTTCCTGTAGGAACGGAGATCATGGACGAGAGCTTGTCTCGGTTTACGCTTCTATGGGATTACCAGCCCAATGAATTGCTGCGCATTGCTAAAGGATCTGACAGTGGCTGGAATAAGGAAGCGGTTGCGTATGCCGTACAGAAGGCCGGTATGGTCACTACAGATTACGAGCAGCGCGGGTTCCGCAAGTGGGAGGAATTGATTAGCGAGGCTCCATATAATTCCACTTATACAAAAAAGGTTAAAGTCATAAAGACTAGACATTTATTTGTATTAGAAAATACAGGAAAAGTATCTCACTACATCTTGAACGCAGAAGGTAAGGATGACAAACGGTTGCTGTTCGAGAACTTAGATGCCTTTGATAGTATGGGTGATGTATCTATACCACTCGTATTCTCATACGGCGATGGTACTATTCATGGATCATGGGGCGCAGGCCAGCTTCTCTATGACATGGCTGTACAGCTCGACAAGTTGCGCTGCGATATGTTGCATAATCTTCGACTATCTAATAAGATAAAGCTACAAGTTCCAGAGGCCAAAGATATTAATAAAGTCAAGTTAGAGATCAATGATAATGTAGTAATTGCATCGGAGGCTACGTTTGCCAATAACATTGCAGGCATATCCGCAAATCCAGAGGGCTATCAGATTGCAGACGGACAGGTATTGCAATGGATGCAGCAGCGTATCGGCGCATTTCTACCACCGATCCCAATGCAATCCAGTGATATTAAAGCTGCGCAAGTCAATGCTGCATTATCACAGGAGCAGGAAATCCAGAAAGACGTACTGGAGAATTGGCTTAAACAATTTGCTCATGTCATTCAAGCCGTCATTCGCCGCATGCTCTCCAAGGACAATCCAAGCGAGTTTAGCAAAATGGTGCGCATGGCACTTAAAGGCGAAGCATCAGATAAAGAGTTTCAGAAGATCTACGAAATGGGAATAGGCTCATTTGGCAACGTGCAATTAACCGACGCCGAAATTGATATTCTTGCCAACCAACCAATCATTCAGAGTATCCTAGAGTTTACCGACTTTGCCACACAGCGTCGTGCCGCATTTGCCACAAGCGTGCAGGGGAATAGCTTGTTTAATCAAACCCACGCTGCGCAGCTTATGGCTACTGGCGCAGGCGGTACGCAGCTCATGGAATATCTCGTCGTTAAAGAAGGCGACACAGCCACACAAACAGGCGCACAAAGACAACAGATTATCGAGCTTACGTCACTCGCTCAAGCCATTGACATTCCAGTGGTTGTATCCGACGAACACTGGATTCACATGCAGGCAATGAAAGAGCCCATGCAAAGCTATATTGCCAGCGTAAATATCCCAGCAGCAGAAGCCGCTTTCCGCCACTACGTTGCCCACTATCAAGCAGGTCTCGCAACTAAGACGCTACCTAAAGACGCCATTAATCCAGAAAAGTCATTTGTTGCAGATTACGAGAAAGCTATAAATGCCGTTAAAGAACAACAAGCTCAGCAAAATATGATGCAAGCTCAAGCTATTCAGCAACAACAGGCTCAAATGCAGGCGCAACAGGGTATGGCGAACGAACATAATCCTCAAACTTTAATGTAATTAAGTAGAAATCTACTTGATTATTTCATTTTTCTGGAACATGGTTTTTCCAAAAAGTTATTTTTAATCTAAATATGAACAAGAAAAACATATCCGCATGGCGTGATTTCATTGAAACAGAGCACTTTAAGGCAGGGATCGAACATCTTAGAAAAGTATATTGTCCCAGCATTAGCACTAAAGGCTCTCAGGTTGAGCTTGTAGAAAGTTGCTTATCACACGCTGCATACCTTCGTGCCCTCGATGATATTACCGAAGTGCTTCCCCTTTACCCAGATAAATCAGAAACTCAACAAGACGATACACTCAACTAATATATGTCCTCCCTAGTAAATCCAGAAGTAGAAGATATTACCATTGAACAAGTCAATGGTACTCCGCCAGCTAACAGTAATGTTGGTAATCGCGTTAATAAACCACAAGTAGAGATCCACCAAGACGAGCGCGGCAATGATTTGCCCGAGATGCCCGGATTTGATGAGGCATTAGATCGTGCGGAATCCCAAGCCCTAGATGATCGCAAGAAAGAACTTGACGCCAAGCAGGGCAAGAAACCGGAGAAAGAGCCAGAAAAGACAATTGCAGAAAAGCCCGAGACCACAGAAGAACCTTCTGTTGCGGAACCAGCAAAGGCCGATCCAGCACTGGAAGTTCCTGACTCTGAACTGCGCGTCCTACCTCACGATAAAGAATCTACAAAGCGTCGTATTGAGGCATTCCTTAAAAAGGAATCAGCTCTTAAAGCGGAGGCCGATACTTATAAGTCTAAGATGGCGGAGCTTGAAAAGCGTCCTGCTATAAATGCAGACGAGATCGACAAGCTCAAGTCTGAGTACGAGCAGACAAAGAATGACCTTCTCCGTTATCGCCGTCGCTACGATATTGATAACGACCCAGAAATCAATACGCGCTTTGCTAAGCCTATTGAGGAAGCAGAAAGCAACATTGCAGCCACACTTACTAAGTATAACGTTAGTGAAGGGACAATGAAGTTAATAAAAGAGGCTGGAGGATTAGCTAACTTTTCGCGGTCGGGCAAAGTTTTCAAGGTTAATAAACGCGTATTGGAGCGCGACCCAGACACAGGAGAAAATAAAGAAGTGGTCCGTTCCTTTGAAAATGACGCAGGCGAGATTGTCAAAAGCTGGCTAGATGCAATGAATCCAGTAGATGCTGAATATGCTCGCTCCCAGCTTGGAAAGCAATTCAACCTTCAAGACGAACGTAAAAAGTTTATTGAAACAGAGACCGCTCGCGCCAGTGAGTACTTCTCCCAAGCAGAGCAACAAAAGAAACAGCAACAAGAAGAGTTTGACAAGGAGACAGCCGAAAAGCGCAGCCAATATAAGAAGTGGGCCGACGATACGATTACTAAAGAGGAATGGCTAAAGGAAAAAGAAGTCCCTGCAAATGCCTCAGATGATGTTAAGAAGTCATTGCAAGAACATAATGATTTTGTTAAACAAGCACGCAGTAACATCGTTGATCCAATGCCAATCATTGGGACGCCAGATGCTATACGTGCTACTATTTTAGACGCGCAAGCAGCTAAATATCTTAAACGAGAAAATGCTAGGTTGCTCAAAGAATTAGAGGAAGCTAAGGGCAAAGCAGAGAAGGCCGTTGCATCAACCCGCACCACGTCCTCTAAGGGAAGCCTATTGCCACGCTCGTCTGCTCCGTCCGCTAAAAAAGAAACTAATACAAGTGATGACTTCATGGCCAGTTTTGAGGAATCACTAAATCGCTTAAATAATCAATAATGCAAACCGGAGTTAATCTAAAGCGACTAGTTGATGTAAGAATTGACGAGTTAGGACATGCCGCCGCAGCCAATCTTTTTGGCGTTAGCGTTAGCACTATTTACAACTGGAGGAAGGACAATGGCACTCCCTCCTCCAGCGCCTGCCAACTAATGTTAAATGAGCTTGGCGACAAAAGCGTATTCACGTCGCAAGAACGCAAAGACGATTTGGGCAAGGTGCAATTACTACAACCTATCTATCGTTCACTTAACGGCAAGACCCACTTTACTCTGTTTGCTAATTACAGGCAATACGGCGCAGAGCGTATCGGAATGATACCTATTTTTAATACCTTAATTGGTGAGGCACGCTCTATGCTGGCAGAGCAGGCACTCAAGACGGGAAGCGAGTGGTTTCTATTTGTGGATGATGACATGATTCTCCCATTTGGCAATCCAAGTGGCCTACGTTATTTTGGAGCTAAGATACCAGACCCAAATTCAGGGCACTATGCGATTGACCGCATCATGTCACAGCCAAAAGGATATCGTATCATTAGCGGGTTATACTTCTCTAAGAACGAGAAGCATAATGGAGTATTCGCTTCATGCATTAACTCACAGGTAGAGCATATCCGATTTCAGAGGCATTTCGAAACAGGCGGTGATCTTGGGGTAGTAGAAACCGCATGGACAGGAATGGGTTTTACTCGCGTGCATCGTTCTGTTTTTGAGGAAATGCAAGCTAACTTAAAGGCGTTGCCAGAGATTAAGCCTTTTTCGGAAGGCAGGCATCATGGATATTTTAACCAATTTGGGCCTGATTACAGCGAAGACGCAAGCTTTGGCCTGCGTGCTGCGAAGATTGGCATAAAGTCTTATGTTGATACTGGACTTATGTTAGGACATTCAGGGGAATATATTTATTAATCAAAATAATATGGAAAACGAAATTAAGAAACATTACAACGAAACGTGGTCTATTAGAGGTTGGCCCGTAAATGACTCATCCGATGGTTACATGAAAATGGATGTATGTTTGTATTCAACATATGTTCGTATGTCAGACGGGTCACTTAATCGGATCAAAGATTCCTGTATATACATAGGGGTACTATCAGACACCATGACAGACACTCAGAACGCAATAGGCACTGGAATGTTATTAAGTAAAAATGCGACCATAAGGCTTATCCAGCAACTGGAACATTTAGTTAAGATAGCGAATCCAGTCATTTATAAATAATGCTTTCATATAACAAAGAATTAAAAGAGCCTCGCTCATTACTTATAGTTAGCAGCTTTAAGCCTGCCAATAAATGTACTGACGATTACCTTAACCAACAAAAGCTTGCGCTTGATTCGTGGCTTTCGCTAAAGGCTGCAATCATTTTGCTGAATGAAAAAGAAGACGTGCCATTTGCTCCACCAGAAATAGTGTTCCGTGATCCGCGGCTGGAGCCTCCGCCCGTACACGATATTATTGGAGCGGGATTAGACTATATCAAGAACCTTAAAGACGAGAGTGTTATTATAGCAATAGTAAATTCGGACATCATTCTCACGCAGGACTTTAATAAGGTTTTACTGCTAACTGATAAGCATGGCAATAATTGGGCGGCTTCATCGCGCCGATACCATTACACTAAAGACATGGCCAAGGCAGAGATAAAGGACTGGGGCATAGATACATTTGCTGCATCTGCTAGGGTGTGGAAGATGGTTCACGCTGACATGAAGAAATATAACGCAGACAAGCTTCGCATAGGCAAAACTATATGGGACTCATGGCTTTCTGGTTATTTCGTTGCTTCTATTATATCATCTAAATATATTAGCCTATCAGACCTCAAGTGTGTTTTTCATAAAGAACATACTATTTCAGGGGACAACCATAACTTGCCAGCAGATTGCGCTAATGTAATCGAAGTTGGCGCAGGATACCCGTCAGTAAAATACTCATGACAACAGATATATTCATTCGTTCCTACATTGGTGATGCTGAGTGGTTCAAGTGCTCTATCGCATCTATACAGAAATACGTTACAGGATATAGAAAGATTATCCTTTGCGTCCCTGCCTCAGATGCTGGCACATTCAATGAAATTATACAGCCTTATACAAACATCGAGTTAGTATATAGTGCAGCGTATTCAGACGACTACCTAGGCCAGCAAATAAGCAAGCTAAGTGCGCATAAGTACTCGGACGCCGATTGCTATATGTACCTAGATTCTGATTGCATAATCACTCAGAAAATAGACGTAGCCGATTTCTTGGTAGATGGACGTCCCATAGTATGGAAATCTAGCTATGCCTCAATCACGCCAGAAGGCGGTTTCTCATGGCAGGAGTTTACCTCTAAGGTTATAGGTCAAACACCCACGCATGAATATATGCGCCGATTCCCATTCCTTTATTTGAGTACAACACTCATCGACTTTGCGGACTACATCAAGCGCACACACGGAAAGCATATTGATCGCTATATTCAGAAGCAGGCTTATCGTCAATTCTCTGAGTTTAATGCCATTGGTTTCTTCGCTGAGCTGTTTCATAACCGATACTACGAGTTCATCGACACAGATGCTGGTCCAATGCCCGAGTCTCACATCATTCAGTTCTGGAGCTGGGGCGGCATCTCCCCTGAAATTAAAGCCAAGATAGACGAAGCCCTCAAAGGAAATCCGGTCCGCAAGACTAAGCATGGATTTTACGTGCTCGATGGAGATACACATATTGGTAAGTGGTCAGAAGAATCTGGCAGGCTAGATCACGACCAGAACATGCTGCCATCGGTTTTGAAGCACATCAAAGAAGGCGATACCGTCATTGACGCAGGGGCATACATTGGAGACCACACCATAGCTTATTCCAGGGTCGTAGGCACTTCAGGAAACGTAATAGCGATAGAAGCTAACCAAGATGCATTTAATTGCCTAGAATTAAACATGGCCAGCTTGAGCAACGTTAAATGTTATAACACTCCACTTGGCACAGGCAAAGAGACAGTCAGCGTCACCAGCTTAGATCCTAATTTTGGCACTGCCTTCCTTAAAGAAGGAGAGATTAAAACAATCTCTATTGACGGATTAAAGCTCAAAGAATGTCATTTCATAAAGATTGACTGCGAAGGCTACGAGCCATTGATCCTCCAAGGAGGGGCCAAGACCATTAAGAAGCATAAGCCTACATTACTTATCGAAGTAAACGATGGCGCACTCAAGCGATACGGCTCTTCCCGTGAAGCACTAATTAAACAAGTAGAAGAACTAGGTTATTCCGTAGAAAACATTTACAAAGAACAAGGACTACTCGATGAGCAATTTGACATTATCTGCAAAGCCAAAGCCTAATAAACTCCTACTCGTCCCTCAGATATGCCAGTTTGACCAAGAACAAGGCTATGCTCTGGTCAATCTCATTTGCGATCTCATAGAAGATCATTGCTTAGAAGCCGACATCATGCTGTCAATTGCCGTAGGTGCAAAAGAAGATGCCGCAACCATCGAACGGTTACGCTCTAAGTTCTCCAACGTGTATGTTCACCACTGCCGCAATGAGGTTAAGGGCTGGCCATACGGCCCAAACAATCAAGTGTGTGAGGTTTTTAACGAAGTATTCTCTGGCCACCGAGACCGTAAATGGAACTATGCGGCTTTCATGCTGATTGAACCTGACTGTGTACCGACCAAGAAGGACTGGATTCAGGTCCTACACAAGGAATGGCATGAGGGCACGCAGCTCGCCCTCGGCGCATGGCTGTGTGCAGGCGATTCAGATTGCGGCATAGAACACATCAACGGCAACATGCTTATCTCGCCAGACATCATTAAGTCAGAGAAGTCTTTGCGCCGTCCCTCATTCAACGCATGGGACATTAACTTTGCTAGAATCTTCCTTAACAGCGGTCGAGCATCTCGCTTTATTTGGTCCGACTATAGGCTAGGCACCCCATCTAACCCTTGGACTTCCTGCAAAGACTTCCTAGGCGTAAAGCAATATAAGTCCGGACAGAATCCGCTTTACGGTCAAAAGCTATCGCCAGTATGGATTCACGGCGTTAAAACAAAAGAAGCCATTGATTGTGTGCGAGCCAAGCTTCTTAAATAAATTATTACATGCATCAAAGATTAAAAGACAAAATACTGCACAGCGATCAATATGCAGATGTTGGCAGATATACTTATGGCTCACCAACTTTCGTAGTTTTCCCGTCGGGCCATAAAGTTTCAATCGGTTCATTTTGCTCTATAGCAGATAACGTAACATTCATAAATGGCGGCAATCACTACACTGACCGCATTACCACTTACCCATTAAACCTAATGTTTGAGGAAGTTAATTTACCTTGGCATGAATCCACCAAAGGCCCAATTAACGCAGGAAGTGATGTGTGGATAGGCTTTGGTGCAACGATCTTATCTGGAGTAACCATAGGCCACGGCGCAGTCATAGGAGCAGGCAGCGTCGTAACCAAAGACGTAGAGCCCTATTCAATAGTAGCTGGAAGTCCCGCCAGACATATTCGCTTTCGATTTAATCCTACAACTATTAAGGACTTGCTGGAAAAAGCTTGGTGGGATTTGCCGATAGATGAGATAGAGAAATTATCGGGCTCTTTGCTAAACACACCACGAAGTAAATGCGATTCCTGATCCAGTCCATAGATCGCAAGCTGACGCGCACCTCAACACAGCCCTATCCCGGTAAGGAGCTTCCTCCACCAGAAGCTTACGTAATAACAAAAGATACTCAAAATCACCACTTCAAACTATTCAGGTATTCTTCAGGCAAAGACCCAATCGCAGAATACCACGAATTTATTCCACCTAAATCACCATGAGCAAACCAAGAAACGCACCCACCCAAGGTAAAGGCCGTCGTCCCATCATAGGCTACGATAACACTAAGTTCCGCGCTAACTATGACGAAATCTTCAAGAAGAAAGAAAAATGCGAAAAAACTCGACAGCCTTCACATGAAATAAGAAAGTCATCAAGCGATTAGTCCGAATTAAACCGATATGGAAAATCAAACTGAAAATACGCAAGCAGAAGTATTGCACTCAAACAACCTCAATAGGCGTCTAGGACGTTTCCACGTAAGCCGAGAACTGCTCAACCAGCAACCGGAAAAACTTAAACCTATCTTTGCTAACGTGATTGTGGTTGAAGCGCAAATGCGCTGGGTAAGCGACAGCGTGGAATACCTCGCGATGTCCGACCGTTTCGAACGAGTTCCCTATGGGCAAATGGCGCCATTTTACGATATTCAATTTCACGAGGATAAATACTATCTATCGACCTTGTATCCGCCACCCAATCATAGCTTGCGATAACACTAAGTTCCGCGCTAACCTTTTCAAATCTTATTGCCAGTAACACGATAAAATGCTCAGTAACATTGACCTTGTTACTGGAACAAAAAATAAGTTACTAGCTTGTTTATGGATTCCCAAAACCTACATTGCTTCGATTGCGCAAAGCCAGCAACGTGGCTTTATATGCCATCCTCCGAGTTGCCGGAAGTACAGCGATGGGCTTGTGATGAGCACGTTCCTCGCGGATGCTCTTGCCGTGAGGAGCCTACGGATGGTGACTACGAAAACCACGCTCCTGAAAACTGGAAAGAGTCCACCGATATCAATGGCCGAAAATTACCATGCTGCGAGTGGTGGCCGCTATAACCTAACGCCACAGCCAAGGAATAACTTTATGAAACACTACGATAAATTTGAAGACCCGTTCTCGACTGGCCCGATTGTCCCAAAAGTATCGATGCAAGTGGTTGAAATGCCATGCTACCACTGCGGGAGGACTACCCGCTTACCAGTACCTACCACATGTATAGATTGGGAGAAGATCGCCGAGAGCTACCGTAAGCGATTAGAGGAGATGCGTCAAAGCTACGACCAGATGAGCCGTGATGTGGAGGTGTTGCACGTCGAAAATCCGGCGGCTGAATATATGGCGAATCAACTTCGCTTTATATTATTCGAGCTAAAGAGCACGTTCAACGATCCTAACCGCGAGTCTGGTTCCTAATCAAAATACCAAGGAATAACTCTATGGAATACTCAAAAGCCTACGCGATAGCTCGTGACTCATCTGATTGCAAAGAACATGGACATTGTGCTCCTGAGTCTAAAATATGCCGCATGGGGGCATTCAGTCTAGGTGAATACCCTCCAATTTTCACGCAAGAGAAGGACGCTTTTGATTGGGTGGCTACGCTGCCTAAGCACGATCAAGCGTGCCTACGTGTGGTCGTGGTTCGATTAGCTAACTCGAAAACTCAGCCACGCATCTAAAGCTCTCTCTCCAGCCGATCAGCCTACACGCTCATCGGTTTTTTTGCGCCTATCCACTACCAACACATACACCTTGTCAGCCTTACGATATCTAAAATACTTAAACACTATCCGCGCCCCTATCACTTTTCGGCCCCACACAATCGCACGCTCAATAGACTCATAATTAACTATCTTACATGCTCCCCTCGCATTCACTGGCGCATACACACGATACTCATATCTAGCATCCTCCCAGTCTTTATTCCTTTCACCCCCATACACATAGAAACTAGGCAGATATTCCATGTCCATCCCACTAGTAACATCCACAATATGCGTAGGTGCAATAAAGGAATCCCCATATGCCTTATCAGGCCCAATATAATTATCCGCCTTATTTGCCCGCAACCTTGCTCCAACTGCATCCACTTCCCTATACCCATCTGGTATATCTCTCTCCCCCTTAATCATAACTCTCTCCGCTGCCTTCATTAAAACAAAATGCCTCACAATCGATTCCCATCTATCTGCCTTATATTTCATCTCACATTCCGAAAACGTAAATCCCTGAGAAAAGTAAATCCCTGAGAAAAGTAAATCCCATCCGTTCGCTTTCTGTCCATTATGCTCCTATTGCCAGCTTTTAATTTTTTTATGCACTCACCTTATCACAAAAACTTGCCTACCGCAACTTCTCTCTCTCTCTACATATTTACCACCATTGCCAACACCCCTCTCTCCATTCCTCTTCACACTTCCTGTCCTTATACCTACTTTATCCCAACATTTTCATGCGTGTGTCTTCGGGGATAGACATATCCCATTTATCTCAACATTTTTATGTGTGTGTGCTCGGGGAGGGTACAGGGGTCTTTTTATCGGATAGGGGTGGTGGGGGAGGTGGTCCCCTCGTGGGTGGTGGCTAGGGGAGGGGTGGCACGGTATGGGTGACAAATAAGAGCGGGGAATGGGGTAGATATAGGGGGAGAGAGGGGCGATTCCTAACTAGCTGGAGAATGCAATGTAAGCTTATTGAGCACGAAGCACTTACGGCAAAATGCGCTTTTTCGATTAGACATAATAGCTATTGTGAGCATGCAGGAATCTACGACGAATCGTGCACTTTGCCTGATCAAATTTAACCAGTGAAGTGATCAATTTTAATCATATGTTCATATTCGTATACGTTGATGTGATCAAATTTGACCAGTGATCAATTTTAACCATTTTGGAAGTATTGCTTGGCTAGTGGGAAATGGGTATGAGGCTACCATTTATTGGGTCTATTGACAGGAGAATGGGTAATCTCGCAATGCGCTCCCCTTTACTCCCTGATTCCCCTACTCCCTCCCTTAGTGCTCTATCTATATCTAGGTGTATTGCGGGGATTTCACCCCCGGCCCCCCCCCAAGTGTAGCTCTGTGCGCATCGCATTCCATTGCCTTCCCCCCCCTCCCTCTCAATCCTAGGCGGTCTGCGACCGGTTTAGTCCGCAGTCTCCCATGCTTTTGGTGTATTATTTTTCAGCTACATCATTATTTTGAGATATTTATTTACTTGATTTGCAACTATTTAGAAATGCGTTTTAATTTTCTGCAAAATAAATCTTGATTTCCCGGGGAATTGTGCGATTGTTTTTCTCATGCGCATGGAGCGCGATTAGAAAAACCAAACAAAACAATAAAATAAAATGAAAACATCAGAAACGAATCCACTGCTACCAGAACCCAATGACTACAAGGAAGCTGCCAAATTTATTGAAAATGAATTTGACGCTTTGGGCATACATTCGACGAGGATGCATGCAGGTTTGAGAGTAACTGCTAAATGGAAGCACAATGCTTGGGTATTTACTTTTATAAAACCATATTGCACCTCTTTTACATGTGAATATAAAACAGGGACAGGAATAAAGGAACCACCTGAGGTTTGCCGAGTTTTAGCAAACCTTTGCAGGGAGTTTTTGGATAGCGATTGCAGTTTTCCCACATGGTGTGATAACTTTGGATGTGACAAAGATAGTCGCAAGGCTTTTGCAATATATGAAGCTTGCCTTAGCACTGGAGACGACCTAAAGAAAATACTCACATATCATCAGATAAAGCGATTTGCTTACCTTTCAAGCCAGTTGTAATCTGCACTAATTCAACCCTTTTTGCTAATTGTAAAAGTGGAGAGGGTTGGGACTAGCGCAAATAATTTGCTAGAAAACCAAACTAAAGACCAATAACATGACCAACAGGCAAGCTTTGAATCTGCATTTGACCAACGATAGTGATGTAATAAAATCCGTTATGATGCTTCGAGTTAAAAGAAGCCGACTCGTAAAAAGAATGGAGTCAAAGACCTTGGCTCAAAAAATAGAGGCATACAGTGCTTTTGATAATGCCATTTTTCAGGTACAAAAATAAACCCAAAAGGATAAGAATAACAAACAAATGAACGATAAAAAAATGATCCGCTGGCACAACTCCCCACCCTCTCAAGATGCTCTCCAGGTCCGATGGGGGGCTAAGTGGGTGGGGTGGCTCACTCCTACAGATGCTCAAGAATTAGCTGGTAAAGCTAAGTATCTTTACTTTCAGAATACCCGCAAGAAAGTGGTTAAAATTCACCCTTATTTAAAATCAATAAACACTATATCAAAATGAAAAAATACTTCCTCACAAATTCCCTCGCGGTTAACCCCGCTTTTTCGGTCAAGCTGGCTGATCTTAATTACAATGAAAGCTCTAACCGGATGGATGATCGTGGATCACTTTTCGTCGCTCCGGTTTCGCAAACCGGATGGGATGCTCCGGTTGGACTTCTCGCTCTTTTTGCGAGCACCAACGGAGATCCGATATACCTTGCTCAGATCGAGGAAGATTCGTTGATCTGGGTGGATGGAAACGACGCAGACGTGTTTCCTGAGCACATGCGTTTCCCACTCGAAAACGCTAGCTGGGTTGACGTAGCGAATGACGACGCGGCTGAGCTTTTGGAGTTCGTTCGCAATCAGATTCCGGTCAAACAGGATGAGTGATCGATGAAGAGAGCACAGAAGACCCTTTCTAAAAGTGGAGAGGGTTGAAACTAGCGCAACCAACTTACTAGAAAAACCAAACAAAAATAACAAATAAAACAAAAACCAACATGTGTAATTTCAAAAGTGCGCTTACCGAAAACCAATACCAATGAAATTTAATAAACTTTCAAAGTGCAGCGGTTTTAGGAAACCCACTAAAATAAACTCGTCTCTAGGCAAATGGATTGTTTATTTTTACAGAGACGGGTTTTCCTGTATCAAAAAAGAATATGCTCTTTTCTCCCGCAAGAAAGAGGCAAGTGCCTTTTTCTATGCAAACACTCAAACTAAAAATATCTGTTCATAACTTGGTTGCTGAAACCAATATCTATCTATTAGGCATGCACTTAGTGCAAATATATTACGACAATTAACTGTTCAAAACAAACGGTTAGCCTTTAGTGAGCTTACTAAGCATGTAGATTCCTATAGCACTAGTGGAGAGGGCCAAGCCTGTAGCGAGGGTTTGGCCTATTCCATTTATGCCTAGCCAAGTGGAGAGTGTTACGGAATGACCTATTCCCACCCAAACGCTCGTGCAGAATAGACACGAAAATAGATCATTTAGAAATGGCAGTTTGCGCATGCGCTTTAGCAGATTGAGAGGGCCGTTCTCTGTACACAGCATGTAAGAGATTCTGAAAGTGGAGAGTGCGCAAATAACTAGTGCCAAAGTTTCATTCATGGTGCTTATAGGAATGATATTTACTGCACTATTGCAAGTTTATAAGTGGAGACGGCTTATTTTATCTTCCAATAGCCTCTAGCAATAGCCAAAGTAGCGCGCTCAAGCGAGCCCGTGCGCCAGTGTTGGCCGTCGATAATTAAATCCACCTGATTGATACGCCCACGAAGTGAACGGATGATGCGCCAAGTGTGTATCGAACCATCTGCACGGTAGTTTATCCCCTCGCGAATTAACTCCCCGCGCTTGTCGTTAAGTGCCCGCATGCGGAGGGTGTGTAAGTCCGGCCCTCGCTGCATGCGTTCCCCTGCTTGCACAGCCTGAGAGCGTCGCCCCCATTCGCGAGCGACTGCGTGGCGTTTGTGCTTCGGGATATTTTGTAGTGCTATCATAAGTATTTCTTATTTTGGCGGGCAAGGCATAACAGCCTTGTTAGGCGAACGAAGATGCCGCATGGCGGTGTTGCCGTAGCGGGGATGCTTGTCGCGGAAGTAGCTGCCGGGATATTCGAGGCGCACGAAGCCGAATCCGGCTCCGCGCCAGCAAGGATGCACCGACACGATGCGCGCCTCGACATGCTTCCCCGCGCCGAGGATGCGGAATTGGTCGTCGAGCACGCACATGCCTTTGAGGCCGTGATGGTCGATGTTGTTGCGCACGGAAACGGAACGCCCAACCAGTCCGCCAGAGCCAACGCCGTCAGCGTCGGGGGCGAGTTCCAAAGTCTGTTCAGCGGCGTGGCTCATCGGAAGCGTTCTCCCGAATGAAGTCCCCGCGCAGATTTCGCATGGAGATTCCGGCAGCTTTAAGCTGTGCGGGCGTGGCTCATCGGAAGCGTTCTCCCGAATGAAGTCCCCGCGCAGATTTCGCATGGAGATTCCGGCAGCTTTAAGCTGTGCGGGCGTGCGCTCATTGGTTTCGATCACCCGTTCTTCGCAGTTCACGAAGAGGCGGAAGGTTGTCATTTGTTCGGGAGATTCCTCGCGGAGTGCGTCCACAAGGGCGTCGATTGCTGTTTGTATTTTCGGTGTCATATCGGTATTTCGGAAGAGGGAGAACAAGGCGTGCGAGCTAGGTGCCCAGAGCCAACAGGCGCGGGCGGCACGTTTTCGATAGGTTTCATAGAGTGCTTTCGTCTGGGGTTTTCTGCCGCGCCTGCGGCTCATGCACGGTGTTCGGGTGAAGCAGGCGCAGGCGGGCGCGGATTTCGGCCCTGATTGCGTGGCGGGCTGCTGCGGCTCCTTCCATGTATTCACTGCACACGGCTCCGCCGGGGCGCTCCCCGCAGAAGCGGAGCAGCCTTTTCAGTTCTCCCACAGCTTCACCCGAACCCCCGCCCACACCCAACGCGCCTGACTGGGCCTTCTGTTCGCGCATGGCGTCCACGCGCGCGGCCTGTGAGGGCGTCAGCATGTCGGGATTCGTCGAGAGGAAATTGAGCAGTTTATTGCGGGCGGTCATTGGAGGTAGTCGGTTCTGCGCTCGCGGCGCGTTGGTGATCAGTGTCCACGCTTGCGAGCACTCCCGCGCATTCGGCGAGTTGTTCGGCCAGCTTGTCGCATCGGTCGGCATAGTGCTTCGCCCACTTCGCTTGATCGTCAGCGTCTGTTTTTGCATTTGTTAGCATCGCCTGCATTGCGCGCATTTGAGCCTCTGAGTAGCCGTCATAGAAAGCTTGCGGTTGCTGTGAGGCGTCCGCTGCCTCCACCCATTGGGTTAGCCGAGTTTCGATTTCGCGAGCTACGCGGGCGGGTATCACGTCGCGATCCCCGTATCGGTCGGCACTTTTTTCACACGAGTCTGTTATTGGTGTTTTTGATATTGTCATAGGTTTAAGATTTTGTGTCTCAGGTGCTCGGAGAAACAAGGCGCCGGTCGAAATTTAGATCCATTTGAGCATCTATTGCTGCGCGGATGTCGCGGGTGTTTCCCGTCTGATTTGCGGGCAGGCCGATGCCCCATCCGCGCTCTAGCAGCCCATCAAAGTCATACCCCCAATCTTCAAGCCAATCAATGCGCTTCTTATCCTCGCAAAGAACGGCGATTGCTTCATCTGTTTTTAGTCCTCCTGCATGATTCGTAGCACCTTCGAGCACACGGATGCGCGAAGCTTGGTTTTTGATTTTCTCGCGCATTACAGCGGCCTCGCTTTCAAGCCGAGCTATTTTATCGTCTTTCGTTGAGGCCAAGACGAATTGGCCGTTTTCCCATGTTCCTTGCATATTGTGTTTTCGTTGAGTTTTTAAGAGGTCGAGCCATTGCCTTACAGACAACTCACTTCGCTCGTGTCTGAAGAGCGTTTGTTAGGCCATGCTTGCTCGTGCATCGCGTTAACGAAGGCGGCGAGTGCTTCCGCGCCATCGTCGCCGAGATAGAACATATCGCCGTCGCCCGAGTGCGTTTCGAGCGTAATTGGGTTTGTCCCGTCTGCGGCGATTATGGCCGCGACATGCGGACGCTTGTAGTGCGGTTTCATTGCGTGAAATTCGATTTTCCACGGTGCGGGAAATCCTTCCGTCAGCGCAGCAAAGAGCACTGAACCGGGCGTATACCCAACGCGGGAAGTGTCAGTTGTACTTTCCATTATTTTTTGATCCCTAAACCCTGCACATCCTCTTATTTTCTTCAATAAAATAATTAAAACAAATTGTAAGCTATTTACTAACAGCCTCTTCTATCGCTAATCTCTTTGTGGTCTTGCCTTCAGCTTTGTTCTCATACTTTTGAATAAAAGCTGGCTTTTGGCGGATTTTCGCAGCATGCCACGCATCTGCTTTAGAGTATATAGACTTGAGGATGAGAACTTTAGCTTGTGGCTTGAGCATCTCCCACTTAGGATTACTAGTCAATCCAGCTAATGCCTTACGATATAGTATTCCGCGTTCTATTGCGACTGTTTCTGCGTCTTTAGCATCTAGCTTAAAAGTTTGCCCAAGTAAATCAACCTTAGTGCTAGGAATAGAAGGATATGCGTCAGGATTACCGCCACTTTCCTTATACGCATTCATGACGGAAATTTCCCACGGCTCTTTGTTTAGAACAGCTGATTTAAAGGGGTCGGCAAAAGCTGCGTAATAATCGTTCATTCCGCGACTTGCGTCTATTTTCCTGCCAAACATGTCCCTTGTCCAAACAATGTCTTTTTCGTTTAACCTTTGTGTCTTGTACTTCACTAGGTTTTCAAACGTTTTAACTAGAGAATCCTTGTCGCGTATCTGAGGCACATCACCGTAGTGAATAGCCGCAAAATCATCTAGTGTGCGAGGCAATACAGGAGCTACCGCTGCACGCATCGTATTGTAAGCCCATCGCCCTATCTTATCGGGGTCATCACTGTTCGCTAGAGTCTCAAGTGCCGCCGACGCATTCATGAGCGGAGATAGACCAGTAGCCACTGCCGGAGAGCCTGCCAGCATGTTCCACGCAAATTCCATATTGTCCTTGCCTACTAATGGCCTTGGTTTTTTGGGATCTGCCTTGCTCATTGATTCAGCTTTAATTGCAAGTGCCAGTACGCCGCCCGCCGTTGTAAGCTGCGGATAATCAATAACCACATCCCCACTCTTGAATCGAAGATCCGCCTTATCCAATGACCTCAAGTATCTACTTAATGCCGATTTATTTAGTTTTCCCGGCCCTCCAATTTCCTGATAAGCGATGCTGCGTTCTTTCGGATCTTTTACGCTAGGCTCAGACGCCAAGCCGTTTCTGTAAAGCCAAGCCCCTGCACCAATTAGGCTTGTGCCAACTATCATCTCAGCAATAACACGCTCAGCCATTGCCGTATTCCCCTCAGCGACATAAGCCATAGCTTTAGTTAATCCCCACGGAGGAAAGCCCATAGTCATAAGACGATCTATGGAATTAAATGGAACAGACATAAAGGGAAGTTGTGTTGTCTGTAATGCCACCAGTAATTGATCGCCTTGCTTGAACCATTGCTCTCCAAATTTGCCATCGGCATTGACAGCCATCTTCTTTAATTGCCTGCGGAAAACGCCAACTCCATCCTGTGCAGCTTTAGTAAGCAGGCCGTTATCCTGCATTACCGTTCTTGCCGCCACCGCACTCGCCGCTTCAACCGCATCGGTAGGAGGAGCTACCATGAATTGGTTAAGTGCTTCCCCCTCAAGTCCACGCAGCTTTCCTTGCTCCAAAAGAAGCCTATACTCACGCCCACCACGGACAAAGTTGTCAGATAGATTAATTAGCCGCTGCATTGGAGCCACCCCTAGACCTGTCAATCCCCTCATTAAACGCTGCGCCCTATCACCTAGAGACACATACTCCACGTTGTATTTCTCGCCCGTCACCGGATCAATTATTGTCTCCCGCTTAACGGCCATTGACTGGCCAGCACCAAATCCCTGCTTGATGTCCTCCAATGGCTTTGTGCCAACTGACGATGCTATGCCCTCCGCGAATGAACGCTCATTAGGGCCGTTTACAAGCTCTGCTAAATTTCGCGCAAAAAGAGATGCAGACCGCTTGATTTCACCCGCACTAGGCAGGGGGTTTAGCGACATGACCGCCCGCTTCCCACCTGTGACCTTAGAGCGTGCGGCATCTACTACAGTCGTAATACTGTCTAGCATGTTATCTATAGCGTACTGCCCAACATTGGCCGTTGCTGCATACGTGATAGTGCGTGCACCTAGTAATCCGGTCTTGATTGGGCCAGTAATTGCATCACCCCATCCCTTAGGTAACAGTGATGCCTCTTTAAGTGCGGCGTCTCGCTCGGCTTTACCTAGATTAAGTTCAGCGTCCTTAAATGCTTGAATAGATGCGTCGTCGAAATTCTCGTAAACCTGCCTTTTGGCTTGAGCAAGCGCATCTTCCGCAGCGATTCGTTTCTGAGCTAGAGCGGTTACAATGCCTCGATCTTGCTGAGATAGATTGCGGCCATTTATAGCGTGAATCTGGTCATCTAGTACCTTGGCATAGTCCTCTGGCGACTTAAATAACTTAGCTATGTTAAGCACCGTCGCTGCATCGCTAAAATTATTCGTAAAATTAATGCCCAGTTTCGCGGATTCGACTGCCTCGCCGGACGCTACTAGCTTATTGCGTATAATAGCATTGGCCACAAGTCGTTCGTTTTCACTAAGACTCGGACTAGCCGCTATATTGCGCACTTCGTCTAGGGTTAAGGGTTCCCACTCATCGCGCAATTTAGAAATCTTGAATTTCTGACCGATAATATCTCCTGAATCGGCCATTGTCTTGCGCATGCCGATAGGATTATCGGTGTCGCGAATCATCTTCTCTGCGGTCTGCTTAATGTATTCTCCTGATTCAGTTTCAGGTAAGAAGACCGACTCTGCTGGCTCAACCTTGTTCACTCTGCGCATAGCGTTGAGTCGCTTGCGTGCCTCAGCTATTACCGATAGTGGATTGATTATTGCACCAGCTTCCGCGCCTCCTATAAATGGACTGCCTCTGCCTGCAATCAAGTCATCCGCCATCTTATTAATCTGGTCTTGCGAATATCCACGCTCCTTAAGAACAGCATCATCTGCCGTTATACCTCTTGGATTTTCAGGCGTTTTGTCTATCTGGAAATTATTGACCGTTTTCTCAATTCCATCTTTGGTTTTGTAGGTATCCCGATAAAGAAATTCTATGTCTTTAGGGTATTCCTTGGGCGTGGCAACGCTTAGTTCATCTTGGAGTGAAGCGCGTGGTTGTTCTGGCAATGGCCTTGGATCAACTACAGCCCCATTAGATTCCAATGTTTGGCGCGATACGGTGGAGTTTTTGGGGTAACCAGCAAAGTCTTCTGTTAGGTTATACAACTCAATGTCTGGAATGCCTTCGCTTGGGAAGCCTTCTTGGATGCCTAAGAACACAGCGGGAGCTGGTTTTTTTCTTTCAATGGCTGGTACTATGTCCTGAATCATTTCAGGCGTTTCAGGCATACTGTGCTCGACGTCACCAATAAATTCACGCGCCCTAGGTTTCGCTAGCATTTTAGCAGATGCTTTACCAAGTCCAACGAGTGCAGGTGCTCCGACCATACCTAGTCCACCGTATTTCAATGCGTTGTTTAACCGCTCTTCCGGTGTATCTCCCTGTGTTGCACCATAAGCTGATCCGCCAATGCCGCCTGCCGCGCCTGATCCTACGATAGACATCAAGCCCGGATCAATGCGTCCGTATTCATCGTACATGCGTTGTGCTTGAGGCGATAGTTCAGGGAATTTCTCTTGCAGCTCGGGAAAGGCGATTTCTTCGGCTTGTATATCCGCCAATTCACGCTGTTGATTTAATGCTTTGCGTTCTTCAAGTGCTTTAGAGATAGACTGCTCTTGAGCCAATTGCTCTTTGAGTAGATCGGCACCCGCCTGACTGCGCCTGATTTCTGTTGCTGTATCTGCCTCGGCAATCTGTTGCTTGATAGTCTTATTAACCTCTTGTAGTTCAATTGCTTTCTGCACCTCTATCGAAACATCTTTCTGGTTTAATGCCTGTTCGAAAACATTGGCCGACTGCTGCGCATTACTAGGAGCAGTAACTTCATTCAAACTAGCTTGCAGTGCGTTAGCATCGCTACCTGCATTTGCGGCATTCTGTGTGGCCACATTAGCCATAGGAGGTGGAGCCTTGGACTTATTAAGGATCTCCATTCCTTTGTTTATACCTGCCTCCGCTCCTCGACCTGCGACACCAAAGGCGGTCGTTAATCCAAAATTCGCAAGATCGTCCTGACCAAATTGAACTCCTCTTCCGTGTACTATGTCGTCTAATTTCCTACCAGCAACATTAGTCCCGCCAATCAATGCCCCCTCTTTTGCTCCTTGTATAAGCGATCGAGCAATACCTGAACCCACTTTAAGGTTATTCATGCCAATCGGCGCAGTGAGTCCAGCAACACCTAATTCAATTGGATTTAAATCACGTCCTTCTATTTTCTCAGCCAATGCTTCGCCACCTACACCAGCTGCACCTATAGCCAAAAGACTAGCACCTCCCGTAAACGGGGCCGCAGCTACTCCAATGACGGGTAACGTGCGTGCGCCAGCCGCACCAACGGTCTGACTTGCCGCCTTCAATGGTTTTCCATACGTATCTACATCTTTAGCGATACCACCAAATCCTTCACGAGCCGATTGCAGATCGTTAGCTGCGAACCCTTGCGCTAGACGAGCTGGTAAATTGCGAACAATCTGGCCTGCTGTTGCCACATTATCAAAGAAACCAGCTTTTTCGTCAGGATCAATTTGCTGATAACTAATGCCACCCGTTTTCTTAATTCTCCCCAGCACAGGATGAACCATTTCATCCCCAAGCGGTATCTTTTCCCAATTAGCCATTACCCTAGCTCGCTCTTCTTCCGGCTTAACCATACCTTTGAATCCGCCAAAGTATGAAACATCTTGCTTCATCTCAGGCAGTTCATCTATGCGATGAGTAGGCAAGTCGGGATTACTGATAGGTGCATTACGGCCCGACAAAGAATCAATTAACGCTTGCGTAGTTTTCTGCGAATCATTCCACGCTCCTTGCATTTGTTGGCCTGCTTTACTTGCAGTATTTTGCAAGCCTAAAGCCTCATCAATATCGGCCTCAGTCGGAGGCGTATTACCCTCAAGGGTTAAGATGATTTTACCACTTGCATCTTGTATATCATACTTAGGCATTAGCGAGGTATGATCTTATAGCCCTTACTTGTCGACAGAGGAGTGATAGGCAATGGTGGAATTGTCGCAGATTCCTGTGGCGCAATAACCGGATTCCCATTGTCATCTACGTTATCGAACACGCCTATAGATAAATTAGGAGCCCCATTTGCTAAATTACTCCCCGTAACTGGTGGTTTATTTTCAGTCGCTTTAGGTTCTCTATCTCTTGAACCCGGTGGATCATTAAAGAATGCCGCCATAGGGTCTTCGCGCATGACAGGCTTGAGTACGCCGCCCTCATGTTTAAGTGCCCTTGTCTGCCCAGTCTTAACATTTGTATACAGGATAACAGCTTCCCCATGTTCGTCCTGCAATAGCTTCCCATGCCCCCAATCTTTGGTTTCAGCTACTGCATCAGCTGCTTTCTTTAGTTCCTTCAGGTTCTCTATTTTGGCCGCATCATTGATAGCTTTTGCCTCCATAGCTGATTTGTAAGCTTTTGCGCGAATATCTTGCGCGTCTATCCGATCTAGTTCTGCATTGCGAATAGCTTGCTTATTAGCTATTTCTTCCGCACTAGCTAGCACTTTGCCTGCCCTTTGGAATGGCGTTCGGCTCCCCGTCACTGGATCAAGGTCAAATCCTTCGTGTTGCTCAAATACATCGTATTGATCTGTAACCCCAGCTCTTGGAACTCGTACAATAGAGTTGCCCGTTATAATGCTTTGAGGTAGGCCAGCCTTGGCCAGCTCTATCTCTGTCAGCTTACGCCGAACGGGGGCCATTTGCGCCTCTGCCTCAATTTGAGCTAGTCGGGCTTCTCGCTCTTTCTGTTTTAACGGTCTATCCCTAACCTCTTCCGCTATGTTATTAAATGCGTTATACGCGCCTATGCCACTATTCATCCCAGCCGTGAACTGTCCGGGCTGGATATTGAAATCGAGCCCTTGTGCCCTTGGTATATTAGTTACGTCAAAACCTCTGGTGTTAAGTGACATGATATTTAATACATTGCTCCAACATCTAAGGTTCCCTTAGCAGTTCCCTTTTTAGGTCTATTCAAATATCCCGATACGCCTGAACCAAGTGAGCCTGCAATCTGTCCATACATCTGTGAATTGATATTGGCCTGATTCATAATTGCGTTTGCATTGTTAGTGCGATTCTGGTTGGCGGTAGAAGCATTTCCGGTCGCTAGGTTGGCAATTGCCGTAGGGTCTAATCCAACCTCTGGACGCTTAAGACCTTGCGTGAACTGAGCCGCGCTCATGGAGCGATCAAAATCACGTCCGCCCAGTGTGCTTAAATTATTGATATTAGAAAGCCGTTGCTGCACTCCAAATTGTGCATTACCTTCGTTCATTCCAAGCTCTGCTCCGCCAACGCCAAGCAATTGAGCAATTCTATTATTGCGATTGGTCTCAGCTTGTTGACCTAGTTGAAGGCTAGTTAGCCCTAAGTCACGCGCCACTAAATCACGGCCTAATGATAATCCACCGCCCGTTCGCCCTGCCGTAGCCAGAGCCTTGCGCGTAGCCATATTGGATACCTCCACAGGCAATTCAGCGTAAGGTATAGCTGGGCCACGACTAGCGGCCAGAGCCTGTGCCACGGCCTCACGAATAGCAGGACTATCGTATTGTTGAACTGGTCCATTTGCCATACCCAGTGCCAGCTCTTTCGATTTTGCGGACAACGGATCTTCACCAAGGGATTTATTGAAATTGATTGCAGCTGTACGTCTAGCTTGCGCGACATACGGATCGTATTGGTCTTCCAGTGCAATAGAGCGAGAGATATTACGCTCTGCTTGATTTTCAGCTTTTGCAGAGACGTCGGCAATATTGACGGGTTGCTGTTCACCCGCTTTAGCTGCTCTTGCCGCTGCTTTTTTTTGCTGGTTTGCACTAACCGCTGCCGCCCCTGTTGTTATTGCAGTTGCGGCGATTACACCAAAACTCATATAGAAATCTCCTTATTGTTTTCCACGTCATTATTAGAAGCCTCAATAGGAATGTTAGTCAATAGTGCTTCTATACTTCCACCGAAATCTTCTATTGTAGACAGTTCATGCTTTAATATCAACATGTCCTCTACCTTATCTAAGTCTGCTATGTTTTCAGGATTTGGGTGGAACGTAGTCCAAAACGTATCCTCGTGAACATATAAAAACCGCCTCGTTCCGGGCTCAGTAATGCCATGATATGGTGCCGTGAATGTCGTCCATCCTTCGTCTTTAGCCCAAACAGACACCTTACCCTTACTAACTATAAACTGATGCTGCGTCTTATGTATTTTAGAGCATACAAAAGTCTGAGACGGCATGAATATCTCTCGCGTATATAGGCCGTTAGTAAATCTATTAACTATGGGGCAATCAATTCGCTCACCTAGTCCAAGCAATGCCTCCATACGATCAAGCTCAACGCAGGTAGATTTCTCTATGACATCTATAATATCTACCTCTTCTGGTACTAGTGTGATTTCATCCATTTTAGCTGCTTATGAACGTACCGCTCCATACTGCATTACTCAAAACTAGATCAGCTAAAGAAGGAGTAATGAGCACCATAACTAATTGCTCTCCAACCGCCATTTGAATCAACCCAGATCCGTTTTGAAATGCACGCGCACCGGGTGGCTTGTATGAAGAACTATTAGATCCCAATCGAACGCCACCACCCGGATTTGCTAAATAGCAATACAGCTCGAAGTCCGTGTTCGTGGCATTTGTATTATCTACCTGCAATTTCCAGTTAAATTGCCACAATCCCGCTTTCCCTGCCGTGAACTTACTTGTTGAAGTATTGAATGAGCTATTTCGATTAAAGTCGGTTGCAGTAAAAGATGTAATTGTTGTATCGACATTATTAGGGAATGGCTGATTGCCTACTTGCCTTGCCGAAAATGCGCCGTACCCAGCCGAAGCTGATTCAAGCCCTCCTATCTCACTATCAATTTCAGCCTTGGTATAATAGTTCGTGTTGTTAGTAGTTATCGCGCCTGAGATCGCAGTGTTCATCTGCGAGGTCGTGCTATATAGTCCGAACTTGTCTTCGTATATATCTTTCCATGCTCCACCGCTATAATACTTAACTGCCTGTGCTTTTCCTGCACCATCTAGCTCGATCCAGAATACATATTTAGATTGCGAAGGTGCTGCGGATTGAGCGATGTATTTAAGCGATTCCTGCTCTAGTGGCTGAGGGATATACGCACCCGTTACCGTGTCAAAGGTCCACCACGTTAATTCATTCTTTAGCCAAGGGCCGTAATTAGAGGCGGGGGCCGTAGAACCACTTACAAAGAAGCTGATATTAACCGCTGACTCTGCACTGAGCCTAGCGGTAATTGCCTCCATCAACTGCTGCGGATTACCCACAAAGTTTTGCGGCAGTGGTGCAGAACGAAATATAATCGGGATTTGTTGTGGCATATATGTTACTTTATATTATTCTGTGTTGTCGTAAGTTACTACAATCGTTATGTCCGATTTCATGTTTAGTGTAGCATGAAATTTATCCGTGGCGTAGCTATAGCTAAAGTTAGTTCCAGCAACTGGAACGGCAGGCAATAATATACTGGCACCACCGAGAACCGTGATATTATCGGTCATTGTAATCTGAATTGGCTGGTTAATTGGGTAATCCTTAAATGCAGTCTGTGATGATATTCCTGACGGTAGAGATATTGATATACCTAACGGCAATGTTGATACAGCCTCGCCGGATGGCAGTGTATCCTTAAAGCTTTGTGCTGTTATAGTTAACCTATACGTAACGGGATCTGTTGCCTGCATTACCTGATCCAACGGCGAAGCCACATATTCTATGTTGAGAATACGTGGTATAATCGGCGTTACAGACTGGAATGCGGTACTTGCCATTATGGGTTTGTTAAGGTTCTACTGACTGAGTTCCTCAAAGTAAGCGAAAGCTGATGCGTATTGGCCTTTGTCTGTGCTTGGTCGAATACAAATGTCCAATTACCGTTAATACTAAATACCCCCCTCCAATCAGTTGCATTTGCTGTACCTAGGTTATATGTGCTAGTTAAATCCCTGTAAAAGTTCCCGCTTGCATACGAACTAGCCGACGTAGATGATGGGCCCGCGGCTGTTCCATATGAATATGAACTACCAAAACCCGGCAATGTTGTACCAGTTGCTAAATACAAAGTAACAGAACTTATATTTGGATCAAATTCATCGGTGCCACTAGAACCCCCATTAGTGTACACAGTAGATAACCCAAAATTATTCCTTATATAATCTCCTTCCGTATTTGTTGCTGGAGAAACTGGCCATCCCGTAGTACCGCCAATAACCCATGTGTATGCAGTCGATACAGAAGGCCCTACGGTAACTACAAAATCGTAAATTACACGCAACTGTTGGCCTATTAATACAGAAACAGTCCCGCCATTTATCAATGTTCTGGAAAATAAATTATTTCCTACTGATAGAGTATTCGACCAACCCAATTCAGTGTAGTTTTGGTTAGAAACTTCTGCCGTGAAGTCGTAAGTTCTGCGATAAGTACGCACCGCACCGACATCGGTAGTGCCACAATTACCAGTTCCGGTTAAATATGTTGAGGTTCTTTTCGTTTCCGTAGCTAATCCAACTTGATTTACTGCCCACACCGTAAATAGTGTTGAAGCTACGATATTAACAGCTACCGTAACAACACAAGTCGTACCACTCTGTGATGATATATACCTTTCTTCTCCGCTATTAAAACGAATTAGCTGGCCAACCATTCCTGCGGTAAAAAAAGAAGAAGATGCTGTTACCGTTGTGCTGAGCCCCGATGTCGTAGCTGTCACTGCCGCAGAATCCGTAAAAGTAGGCGTTGTTCCGGTTCCTACTACGCAAGTCACTGATGCCGTCGAGAAATTATAAGTAGTAAATAATGAGTTAATTCCTTGATCTAAGATAAGATTATTGTGCGGGCCATTAACGGATAATTCAGTTAGATTTATTCTGTTTTCTTCACTATTTAATTTATCGCTGTTATCCTCTACAATCGATACAAGCTCTTTATCGTGCAAAAATCGTTCGAAATCTGGAAGCTTAACGCATGCTTCATAGCTTCCGTCATATTCGCTCGTAAATCCAGCCTTCCTGTATGCTTGCATTCTCATGTCTGCCAACATAGGGGATTCACACACTTTAGTTGTGTATATTCCCTGAATAGAATTTCCTATGTTGATTACTTTAGACATGATTAACTGTAATTTCCTGACAATGGTTGTACGGTTGAGGCTGCGGAGTCAATGTAACTTCCTCCATCTATAGATAAATTATCATAAACTCCGATAATTGGATTAACACTTGATGCCGCGCTATCATCATACGGGCCTGTTTGAATAGTCTTTAAGTCATAAGCTCCGCTTAATGGATCAACACTCGATGCTGCGCTGTCCGTGTATGGGCCAGTCTGAACTGTGTTAGCGCTGTAATCTCCTGACAATGGACTGACGCTAGAGGCAGCGTTATCCGTATATGGTCCAGTAATAATGACGGATGAACTATAAACGCCAGACAGCGGGAAAACAAAGCTAGTTGAATTATCTACATAGTATTCAGGGAATGGCTGGTAAACCATTGATCTCACGGCATATTGTCTTCCGCTAGATGCCGTATAATAAATAACCTGATAGTATTCGCTCTTGTCCGTCTTGGTTATTCGTGAAAAACATTCAGTTCCGGATGGCGAGTAAAGCACTCTTTCTATGGCAAAGTTATCCCTCTGAAATCTAGCACACAGAAGTCCATTCCTTGCGTAGAAACAGACAATATCCACGAGCGTGTTATTTCTTTGCAGTATGCCATTATAGAAGAGCCTAGGATAGATACCGGGAAACTGATAAGTCGTAGGCATTGAAGCCTCAAATCTGCGAATCTGGATATCTGATTCTGAGGACTGAAACGCGAAAGAAGCCCTAGCGTTTGCGTCGAAACAAATAGAAATCTGTTCATCCTCGCTGAGTCCTAATGCAGCCGGAAACAAAAGCGTATCCGCAACCTTAGTCGTTCCATTCTTTTTCCCATATTTAATAGTACCCGTACTAGGCTCATAGTAAGCACGCCAACGGGTTTTGTAAATAGTTGGCTGCGTTACATCCTCATTCAAAGGGCCATCGCAAAAGTCATAATTAGGGCATATCGTCCAGTTAGACAGTTTACTCTTCCCGTCTGGAGCACGCCGTTGATTAAATCCATTAAGCCCGTATTGGTCAACCTGTGGTATGCTAGTAATACTCGCCAATGAATCATATACTAGACCGTTATCCAACGGGTCTGTTCTGGCACACTCTTCCGGTTTTAAAACGTCTCTATATTTTAAAAAAGAATAGTACGTTAATCCCAGCATCCTTGGAGTGACTGGGGTTATTGATTGAAAGGTAGTCGATGGCTTTCTTAGCCTCATAGCAAGCCAAGTTGACTAAGCACATATGTTTTTGCTGAATCCTTGGCTAATCTATCGGCATCTGTTTGGCTTATATAAGATGCTCTATTACTTGTATAGCTAACCGGAATACCGTTGTTATCGTTTTGCGTGTATGTAGATGTAGCCGTATACTTAACAATAGCTTCACTATTTGAGAAGTAGTTGAATGCTCCGCAGCCTTCATCATTTAGTAGCCTAGGCGCATCCTCATTTAGCTCACATAATCCAGACATGTCATCGTTAACAGGTTTTGCAAAAATACGATACGCTGAAATTCCGGCTATTCCTGACCAAGCTACCATTAAACTAAATGATTTATCTATTAACCCCCTTAGCTCTATCTCTACACAAGCGGAATTGCAATCGCTAGGATCAGAACCTTGGTTAGTACGAATCTCTCTTTGCTGCGGCCTGTATCCCGCTAGTGTTTCTGCTCCCTCTCCATAGGAAGAATCGGAATATACTTGGCCTACTGTCGCTTCTATCTTTTTAGTTAATACTTTCTGAAAGGCTCCTTTGCTTCCAGCTATTGCAGCCATAACATTAACCTCTCCCTGAATTTCACGAAGCCTAATTTCAGCGTACGAGAACTCCTTGTATTCTAGGTTTCCAAAATCGTGTTCCTTAAACTGTACCCAACTAGTAATAGGCAATCCATTATCAAGTTTAGAAGCTAACATGGCCTCCCATATTCTAAAGTTGTTGTCGTAGTCACGGCTTGCCATGAAGATTCGCTCTTCCCCGTTCACTACTCCATTTGTCCATTCGACCGGACGCCAGCCAGTCCAGTACCCTGCCCATGCGTTCGCATTCCCATCAAAAGGAGCTTGGTCTAAAACATAAGTATGCGTGTTATACTTATCTCCATTTGGCAGTGATTGAAGTAGTATATTTTCGTAAAAAGTTCCGCATATTCCTGTCAAGTTATACGATACATTATACTTACTACCAAACATCTCGTTGTCTTGAACGTCTAACCTAGATGTTATATTCAACCTTAGTGCATCATTTAGGTTGATTAAACCTTTATGGCTATACCACCAAATAATTCCATACTGGGATACGATAGAACGTGGAGCAACACAGCCTATGCGTTGAAGAATTGTCTTTTGAAATTCAGGCGTCGATAGCCACTGAGTTCTATCCTGAATAGAACTTTGTATGAACGTTCCAGTAGTCTCGGTAAATGCGATAAGTCCAGCCTGATCGGATGTCTCAACTAATCCAGTACATGTATCTGGCAAGTAAAATGCGCGCCCTTCATTGAGGTATTCTTGATCGGTGAACTTTAATGGATTACCTATATCACTAGCAAAGATCTGATTGCCTCGACTAACCCACAGTCGGTTATTTGACCATAGCATCCATAAACCAAGTGGAGTTTCATCCTTGCCTGCAACGGTTAGTTCTCCAGAAATAGGAGTCGGGTCTAGGTGACGAGCTGTTGATCCATCCCAGAACGCAGCGCGTGTGCGACCGTCTTGCATCATTAGGATGCTATACGGTTGATCTAGGTAGTAGAGCCGACCTTCGTTGTCGTAATCCGTAGATTTCAGGCAAACAGCCCATGATAGCATATCACTATCTATGGCGAATTGTATGCCAGCAAGCTGTGTATAGCTAACAAAGGGATAAGGGGATACATAAACAATTCCATCGACTGCAAAAACAAGATGCTCTACGCCACCTTGCGGCTTAAAGAATTTAACTCCCTGCAACTTATTGCCACGAGGAAGAGCAAGTATCGTATCAGATCCCGGCCTTGTCTGAGGTATACCTCCGCGCATAAGACAGTTCATGGCCATTACAGCCATATTGTCATTGATCTTTGTCGGTAGCGTGTAGCTATTTACGCCCAACACATAATCCGAACCAGCGGAGTTTAGTACAGGATCAGGCATCAGTAAAATAACCCTACGTTTCCGCACTCCATAGGCCAGTCGTTAAACTTTATTTGAGGACCGATAGAACTAGGTGGAAGCTTAGCTTCAACCTCTTTGTTAATGAGCCTAATAGCCTCGCGCTCTGCGATAGTTGCTTCATCATATCGCTTATCTCGGCGTGCCTGTACCGCACGCATAGCGAGAAATAATGCTTCTCTATTCTCAATGTTAATCCAGTCTTTTTCAGATACGACGGTTAAATTCTTCCGCTTGTATTTCAAGCGTACCCAAGATTGATCCTCAACACGAATGCGTCGATAAGATGGTACGGTTTCGCGTGGCTGATAATACCCTATCAGAGTATGGCTAGAGAGATCGCTAGTATTAACTGCTAATAGCTTTACAAACCCAGCGGTTACAGACTTCTTAATCCGATCTATTCGGGCAATAGCAGGGGCATTTGAATTACGTTGACTGAAACCAAAGATTGTAGGAATAACAAATCCATCCTCAAGATTTCCGCCTTCACCTTCTGAATATATGCGCTTTCCGTTTTCATCCCATCCAAAAACTCTTAGCTCGGTATTATTATCCTTAGATGAATCAAGTTCTGCGACTAGATATACGGGCTCAGAAGGATCTTTGTGTGTACAAAACTGACCCAACTCATCGGTATATCGGCACGGAGTACAATCCTCACTACCGCTACCGTTGATGTGATATTGGTAAAGCTGGTCTCGTATTAATGTGGGTTGTCCGCCTACGTTTACGGAGAGAATCGTATCGACATCATAGGGAAGCGTGACGCAACCATTGCACGCACACAAATCCATCTGCGCCATATTCACATCGGCCAAGCTTTGATTTGCAATCAAGCTCACTGCATCCGTGATACGCGCAAACGCCTCTGTTTCAGAACAGCGATTTAAGGCGACCTTGGCTTCGTCTATGAAATCAGATACAAACATTAAGAAGTCTCCACGTCTTCTGCGTTATCTGGACGCTTTTCGGTGGCCTTGTCCAATGCCTCGTCGAAGCTTTCTCCGATTTCATCATCATCGCCCGTCATGCTATCCATGCTTTTTTTCTCAATTTCTTTTTCGGCTTCACCCTCTGGTTCAATTTCCATTACCTCAATTTCGTAACAGTAATCTTCGCCCTCCTTCTCTTTATACATGATTTGCTTACCTTTTGCAGTAAATTCAAATTCTCCGTCGGGAAAATCAATCTTTTCCTTAGATCTAATATAGATCGAAGGAAAATACGTTTTAGCATCCTCCTTTTTCTTCATTGATGGCATTTCAATTCCAAACTCTTTTTCTTTATATCCTAAGTTATACATAATGTTATTTTGACATGAACCAAGTTGTAGCCCCATTAGCTGTTAATGTTGCTATATCGTATTGATCTAAAGTTACGCTTACACTATTTCCAATTAAGTCCGATCCAGCCCGCATCAATGTTACGTTGCCTGTCCCGAGCCTAGATATTTTAAACTCTTTCCCTATGTTTGCTCCAGATAATGGAAGCGTTACGACAACATCCGCGCCTGAATTGACTACAATAAACTGCTCGCTTCCAGTTAACGTAGTGTCGGTATTTATTGCAGTCGTTAATAGTGTATTACTGTTATCCAACTTAATCTCTGCTAGTAGGTTGGCATAAGTAATTGTCTTTACTGAAGACGTAGACGCCTGCCAAAGCAATATAATATCACTTGGGTTCAGAGTCGTTATTGAGGGATATGAATTAAATTGAGGCATTTTATTTAGAGTATACCTGCCACTTGCTGTTACCAGCTTGAATAATCAGATATTCATTAGCCGCAAGCGATATAGTATTTACGGCTCCAGTGCTCGGCACAAGCTGTCCTAGGCCAGTGGCGTCAATAGTTACCGCGCCTGTGCCATTGTTCTTTAACATGATGACACGCCCGTTATTGGTAGACGCACTAACAAGTGTTATGGTATGACTACCTGCGCCTGTGTATATAACGCTGCTATCTGCGGCTAAGACTGTGTAGTTTGCTGCGGTTGTTGTAACCCCCAATACTAAACCAGCAATCAGAGTAAGTGCTCCCGAATCCGCAATGGATGCGGTTGAAGCCTGAATAAGCTTTCCGGTTGTGCCGTTATAGCGGGGAATACCATTGTTGGTAGACGATACTGGGCCAACTACATCTCCGGTACTTCCAGATGTCCATGATGGGTCTGCTCCTGCGCCATTAGTCTTCAGGAGCTGGCCGCTTGTACCCGGACTAAGCGTAGTCCAACTCGTAGCATTCCGATATAGGATGGTGCCCTGCGTTGTCCCAATAAAATCCAGTACCTCGCTTGTAGTCACTTGCTCAAGTGCCCCAGCTCCAGCCGTCTTTCGTCCGATTAATCTGCTATTTGTAGATGCCGTAAGTCCAGATGTCGTCACCGCACCTATGCCCACAAAGTCAGAACCAGCTACCGCAATGCTAAGAGTCCCCGTCCCTGTTGTGTTTTTGACAATGCCTGTAGATAAACTAGACAATGCCTGTGCATTAGGCAGTGCGCCATTTACCGTCTTAGTGATATAATTAGCTGCATCTGGAGCAAATGAACCTCCGCCTGCACCTGTAGCTGAAATGGTATTTCCCGATATATTGAGGTTCGTACCTGCTATTAGGTAGTTAAACTTGCCTTCTGATTGATCCCAGAACAAAATTCTATCTGCTCCCGGTGCAATCAATGACGTACCTAAGCCGCCCCGAGCCAATGGCAATGTCCCTGTCGTGTTGGCTATATCTATATTAGTCTGAACATCCCCAAAGTCCACCGTTTTAACTGAGCTAGACGAAGCATCCCAGACAAGAAATAGATCGCTGTCTTGCAAGCTCGCTATTGGCGGATATGTATTAAGCTGTGGCATGTTAAGAAATTACTGTAAGTATAGAATTGCCGCCTTCATCCGTAATCATGGCGCAATTCTGGTCAAAAAGACGTGCCGTTACGTAAAACTTTTGCGTGAGACTGTCAAATGCCGTAGTGTATTGATCGTCTGCGCACTGTATAGTAGGCAATGCCGCCACCTCGCACGATGTCTTTAATCGGTATGGCTGACACTGGCCCATGTCAGGATTAACTGGCTCACTAAATGAGCCGCATACTTCGTCTGTGTTCGGCATATAAAAACAATCCTATGCCAATTATATATTTCAAGCCTTAAATTGATGAACCCCTCATTATGTAAAATAGACCTTATCTTAATTTATGTTTTTTATTAGGAATCGGCCTATACCACACCATAGTATTTCCATTTTTTGTACCTTTAAATCGTTCGATTTTACCATCCAACAATAAAGCCACCATTCTTCTATGAATTGTAGCCAAGCTAACAGAATGCGATTTAGCCAATTCAGAAGCCGTAACCCAGCCATCGCCAATAGGCAATTTCGCTGGAGTTAATTCCTGCGTTAATAGCTCAGCCCAATTGTTTTGATTTGATTTTTTCATAATACAATAAAGTCGCTGTTAAAAACAAACCTTCCGTTTACGTTTCGCGCTTGCTGAAGGTGATAACTACCGTCTTCAAATAGCAATCCATATCCCCAGCCTTGACCCCACCTTAATTTACCTGTTTTCTTGTTGACGTAATCCATATCCCTTATGCACAGGCATCCAATAGATCTAGCTTCTGCTGGTTCTAGTGATGCTACTGGAGCACTTTCAATCGTATGAACATGGCCGAAAACACAGTTCCCGTAGACCGAAGCATGTTGCTTGCACGCATTAGCCCCTGCATGGTAGCCATGCACGACGTTTAGCTTGCCCAACTTCATAATGCCGAGCGCAGAGTCATAGGGATATGCCCGTGCCTTCATCTTTCGCGTCAATGCCTCCATGCGCTTAATGCCATCATTGGCATAGTCACGCACTAAACCCGTGCAATTATTTCTAAAGTCATATATGCGCGTACAGTTTCCGGTAAATGCTACACGGCCATGCAATCTTGAAACAACTGTACCCATCGGCATTGTTAAGCAATATACATTCCTTCCATAAGGGACCTTATCTATCTTTAAATTGCTATTGTAGTGCTCAGTAGAATTGCGCGAAATCTTAACTAAGTATCCAACTTTTGCATTTTCAAAACCGCTTGTCCGCTTAGGCTGATGCCATGCGCAATCCCAGCTATTATTAATACACCACTCCTGCACGACGTTTACGTCATGAAGACTAGTTGTCATCCAGCTAATATGCTTATCCTTAACACTTCCATCCGTAACCTGAAGTTCCTCGAAGAACGTTTCTAAATTTGAGGCAGGAAGCCTTGCCCAACTTGCGGGTATTTCCTTAACTCCACCGAGACGTCGTACTATTTCCCGTGCGTCATCTCCATAGATTCTAATGTAAAAAGGGTCTTTTATATTGATACCAGATTTCTTGCATGGTCTAAACGTATATTTTAACCCCATTCCGTCCAGTAGGGAGCGAAGTCTTGTGATCTTGCGGACTTCCGATAGCTTAAATTGAACACGGGCTTTTGTTGTGTTAGGGTCGTATTTTTTTAAGTTCACAATACAACCATCCATGACAACCCAAACCAAAAGCCTGAGCCATTGTTCATCTATTGCTGATAATGTATCTAAGGAATAACCAGAACAGCTAATCGCGCTTTCGCCTATTAACTGCCCAACAAGATTATGTGCTGTTATTTTTTGGCCCCATATCAAAACATCGTGGTGACTAGAAACCTCTTGGCGTGTATACCTTCCCTCGATTCGATAGGTATGGCTCTCATAGTGGCTCACTATTCCTAGCGGATTTGAATAAAAGATCGCCCTAGACTTTGGATCAAACTCAGCAACCTTATCTTTGGTGGTTACCTCTTTAATGTTCTTGAATCCTTTTTCGGTAAGAACCTCTGTCTCGTCAGAAAAGGAGTGATTTCCTAATAGAAAATGATTATCCTTTCCACCGTCAAAGTATTTACGCAAGAAGTCGGAACCCATATTCCAGTCATCTTCTAAGCTAGATGCTTTCTCTTCGTCACTTGCACCTTTACGTAAATTCCTGAAGTCAAAGGCGTCGCCTGCGTGGATGCGTATGCTTGGATTAAATTCTTCATTAAACTCAAGAATCGCCGCCTCGCATTTGGGATCTATCATGTCTCCATGCGAATCGCTCGCTATCACGAACTTCTTGTATCTCATATTTTGATTAAGCTTCGTTATGAAGAAAAAGGAGGATTACTGTCCTTCTTCTTTGATTCTCTTCGCCACTTCCAAATCAGAAATGCTAAACCAATGCAACCACTTAAAAAAGTAAGTGCTCCATTGATGTTCTGCCAAGACAGAACGAAAAGAGTGGAACTTGGTGCCGCAGCAAATGCGTAATCTACTGGTTTAAGATATGTGAGTAACGCCTTTAGATGTGTTGCCATTGTTGTTTTCTTGGATTTCCGAAATTCTATTCACAATGTATTTACGGTCTATTTTATTTTTCAATAACTTAATGTAATCCTTGTGCGATTGATCCATGTTGGCTTCATTGTACTCCTTGATTTCAGTGGCCACTCTTGGATTATCAACCTTTAGTTCCTCAATAGACTGTACGGATCGCAGCATGGCCCCTTCAGCAACTGCGTGCTTGGCCTTTAGCTCTCTCGCCTCCTTGTCTCGGTTATAGAGCCACCATATGAATGCCGCACCGAGCACCGCTAGTACGTAGTTCATTAGCTCTTCATTCCCTGCCAAATACCATAGCAGAAAAGATGCACCACCCGCAATGGCTGACACTATTGCTGGGCCTATTTGCCTGAGATAAACGAGAATGCCAGCAACGGCTAAAGAACCTAGAGCGATATACAGCAAGACTCGCCTCTCCGAGTTCTGCTCTTTCTGCATTTGAACTCGAACATCGGGCTTAGCAGGTGGCGAAATAACTGCTAGTGTTCGCTCAATGTCTTCTACGATCTTAGCTGGCTGCGTATAGGTTATTACTTCTCTTTTGGTTTCCGGCTTTGTTTCTGTGCCAGAGACTGTTTCGATAACATAGGTAGAGCCTGCCGGAATTTCGGTAATTTTCTTGGATTTATTTTCTGTGATTGTTGATTGTTTTTCTGCATTTTGTGGGGGTTCTATTTTTTTCTTGCTTAGCGCAATTCCTGCCGATGCACATCCATTTAGTAAAACTATCAAAAAAAGGATTAGCATGTGCCGCATACAAATCACGCCTCGGTGAGCACTATTATCAGCCCATCTCCACCAGTTCCGGCGTTTCCTCCGGTCGTACCTGCACCACCGCCACCGCCACCGCAACCCAATCGTCCATTGCCACCTACTCCGCCGACACTTGTATTGCTTGCACCGCCGCCTGATCCACCAGTAGCAACGAGTGGTCTTTCGGAGTACCAGCCACCATTGCCGCTGTTACTGCCCGCTGCGCCACCTGCAATGGTGGGGATAATACCCGCGCCTGTGATTGCGCCACCAGCAAAGTCTGCCGATGTTGTTCCCCCGCCACCTGCTCCGCCAGTGACTATATTTACTAATGCGGTCACGCTGCCACCAGCCGCACCTGTTTGCGCGCCACCAACTGCACCAGATTGACCAGCAATAGCTATCCAGCTAATTGCTAGAGAGGATAATACTGCTGATGAATTTACTGCGATAGTGCTACCCGCACCTGCCGTGCCGCCTGCTGACCCTGTACCTGATCCAGCCGATCCTGCATCCGCTGCTCCCGAGATAAGCAGTAAATCTGCCGCCGTGATAGATTGTCGAATAGAGACATAGGCCCTACCACCCGCACCAGCCGCACCCGAAATTGCTCCACCACGAGGAACCTGAAACCATAATACCTCTGGTAAGGTAGAAGCAAGGAAGGATGCGCGAACAATGGCGCCACTGCCACCACCGCCACCGCCACCGCCTGCCGCTGCTGCTGCTCGTGTGAACCCAGTACCACCACCTCCTCCGGCTCCTAGCAAAAAGAAATGAACTAATCGCGCACCAGCGGGTTTCTGCCATAGCTGCCAATTCTTAGTTGCAGTGCCCGCTCCCGGCGTACCCATTGCGTAAAACCGCTGCTCATAGGAGGCAATGTGAGGAGACTGGAAAATTCCGGTATTCATTATAGATCAGAACCAAAACAGAAGACTTGGTGCGATTCCGCATTGTTCGTTGATGCACCCAACCGATTAGTGGTACCAAATAATACGAGATCGGTATAGTTCTTGACGTTACGTGCAGCCGGAACAGAACCGCTTACCGTAACTGCCGAAACAGGAATCTCATCATAGAGAAACCACGTCGTGCCGGAATCCGTTGAAATAAATAATCGAATCATTCCAGCCGTTGTCGTAACGGTAGGTTGCGTTACTACGGATGAAACCTTTAATCCGGCTGCGCTGCCAGTAGCAATGCTCACGATTGTGCCAGTGCCATCTCGATTAGTATTAGCTGTAGCTACCGTTGCTCGATCAATTGATCTAGGATTTGAAGCGTAGGTTGGTGTAGTTGCCATGTTTTATATAGTTGTTAAAAATAAATACCTATCTGAAGCGGACGAACTACTGCCTCCTCCGGGAGGCGCAGCAAAAGTTCCGTCAGCTCGCAGGAAATTAGTTGTACCACCACCAGATGAAGGGACTAATCCTTTGAGTCCACTAGTAAATGTGTTCAGCATTGCAGTTGCTTGCGTTACGGTAAGGTCCTCGGGATCGCCTGTACCTGCTGTTGTGCGCCCCTTGAATGTAGCCGTAGGCACATCCGCCAAATCAACATTCATCACTGCATTTGCGGCGATAGTAGTAGCGAATGAACCCGTTCCACTGCCTGTAATATCACCAGTCAGTGTGATCGTCTGATCGCCTGTATTCGTGCCAGAAAGATTAGAAGCTACAAGCGTAGACGAGAAATTACCACTAGTTCCGAAAATCTCCCATCTATTTGTAGATACACCTAAATCCATTCCGCTTGTTACCGGCACAAGTCCTGCTCCTGTAGATAATATAGCATACGCGCCTGTCGCTGGCTCAATCTTTAAATGTCCACCCGTGCCTCCGCTAACACTAATGAAACCGGAATCGCCATCGTGAGATATTTTAACAGACTGAGATCCAGCTGTATTATACGCACCTATCGGAGCTTGTATCTGAACCTCATCGTATGCAACTATTGATCGCTGAGAAGCCCCGCCAACTAGCTTAGCAATCATGCTGCCTATATTATAGCCAGCGGCTAGAGGCGTTGTATATGTATTATCAGTGTATATTTCAGATCGCGTAATTTCACCGTATAGAGTGCTTCCGAATGAGGCTCCACCAAATAGGGCGAAATTAAACTGCGCCGCGTACCCCGGAGCCGTGCCAGCTGCATCAACCCTGCTCTCATGACCATATAGAGTAAACTTGCCGGATGCTGTATCTTCGGCCCTGCCCAACGAGCCGATAAGATGTTCTCCGCTACCCGGCGTGGTTGATCCAGAATTAATAAAATGCCCATAACAAGCTACCGCTGTTTCGCCAACACTTGGCGAGTAATCGGCTTTGACGTAAGCTACTTTATTTATACCCGCACCCGGCGAAGTTGTTACTGTTATATTGTTAGCCGCCGTGAAATTATTTACCTGAGACAATACAGCCGTAGAGTTCCATTTAGTTGAATCCCAGAAAACCGGGCGGTTCAGGGTACTGCTCCAAGACCAAACATTACGCCCCGGATTGGGAGTAGCCGCACCTTCAGTAGTTGCGAGCGATACAAGTCCAGTGTGGCTGAATGACTGGATAGACATTAGGTAGAAACTTTAATGCGCAGAGCGTTCGACGCAGGCGCGACATCGGTTAATACCGTAACTTGATTAACACTTGTACGCTGCACTTCGCAAATCACGGTATCATAATTTCCGCTGTTGCGATAGATTTCAACATCCACATCCCGCGTGTTCAAGCTGTGCGTAATTGCATAACTTGTAGCTGAACCATCTCCAAAATTAGCTGCAAATTTTTTGCTAGCATATACTGAAGTAGCTAACTTAAGAGGAGTAACGATTCGGAGATCGTCTGTACCCGTGTCAGTTTCACCTTGCGTTGCCAGCTCTGCGATGCCTGCACTTGTTTCACTTGCTGCTCCAGCCGCTGTGCCAAAAGTTGTCCATGCCAGCGGCGTAGTTCCAAGCGTAACATTTACTGCCGTTTGCCTATATGTAGTACCAGCATTAGTTCCTTCCTCTACGGTCGTAGTAGCCTGCTCTACCTCCGCCGCTGTGCTCATGTCTAATGAGCGGGTTGCTGGTGTAGCCGACCCATTCCAAATATATATCCCGTTATCTTGGCTAGCCGTTTGCGACCTAGCGATAAATCTATCGCTTGTCGCCATCGTAATACCGTCAATAGTGGCACCGGGAGACGCTAAATTTAAATTGCTCTGCGTACTAACACGTACGGAGTCTTTCCAGTTAAGCCCCTCGACGGCGGCATTAAGCTGAGCAACTGTTGCGGCATCTTGCGGATTAACGCCATCCGGCAAGTTAGTGATTTTTGTAGCGTTATTGAAATCAAGTGTTCGTAATACTAATGTAGCCATAATATGTTTTTAGTTAAGTTGAGCATTCAGCATATCCGCTAAATGGTGAATCAAAGAAAGCCTGAACTTGGTTATTTGTTACCTGCAATATCTCCGCAAAAACTTGCACACCTCCAACACTAAACACGTCAACCGTTGGCTTTACACCTAGATTATGGTTTATTGTCCATGTGCTGGCTGCCGACGCTTGCGTGTGTGTGTAATGGCCAAGAATGGGTATGTCTGATGTAACTGCCACTATCCCATTTTGGTCTGGCCATGTGAATGTTCTAGTCGTGCTAGGAGAAACTGACGAAACTTGAAAATCTATTTTTTTAGTTGCGTCTAAATTATCTTCAATCGTTAGCGCGTTATCTTTAAATGCCCAAGAGGTTGTGCTCGTTGCCGCCGTCACCCTGCCCTTAACGTCTACAGTTATGTTAGCGTTCGTATAAACACCAGCCGAAACGCCCGTGTCTGGCACGACAATAGAAGCATCTACTTTTTTGGTAACGCCACCTTGTACGATAGCCAATAAATCAGAATCCCCTAAAGAGGATGCTGCTGGCAATCCAGAAATTGGTAGATTTGGCATTTAATAGATTCCTATGTTATGAGAGTTATTTGGCAAGTGCATTTACTACAAACTCGCATTATCTGCTTGCGCTATTACGAGTATAGACTGGATTACTAAGTTGAATTCGCGCATATTTAAAATACCGAAACGCTAGGAGTTGCGGCTCCGGGAATTCTATAGGTCGAACCTGCTCGGATTGGGCCGGAGTCATAACCGCTAAACGTCGCGTCGGGCGTGCTGGCCTTAACATTAAAGTGCCAGTCTAGCATCGATGGGAATCTCCCATTGATAAGCATAGAAGGGATCGCAGCGCCTCTCGCCGCTGAGTTAGTAGGCGCGTCATAGGATGCGAAGGATTCTAAAGGTAATCCGGGCAAGCGCGGCGTGTTATCACCAGCAAGTGTAAATAACGGGTCGCCGTAAGACCCTACAGGCAGGCCATTGAATGTTTCGGCACCCGTCGCCCGCAATTGGGCCAGATTAGTGCAAGCTGTCGAATTACGGTTGATTGAGAAGGTTGAACCACTGTGAGCCCAATACGTATTTCCCAGCATGTCTGAGTCGCGGACGTTACCGAAAACTGCGCCTGCCGAGACCACGAATATATTGTTAACGAATCGGCCCTTGCCGTTGCCTTCTAGGTAGATGAGGTCACCCATTGAGGCGTGGCCTCTTGGATTGTAGAAAATACAATTCTCAACGAGTACTTGCGTGGTGTTGGTTCCAACAACTGAGAAACCGCCTGCGTTGTTAGCCGTGCTCCTGCGACCACCGTTTACAAAAATGCAATCACTGTAACGATTACCAGATGAAGGAATCGAGTAACTGAGAGCATCCCAATTGAACGCTAGTGCGCCGTCAACGTCATGACCATAGCAATACTCACAAGCGCAGCCGACGCAATACGCATCGAAGTCGAAAGAGTTTCCATCGTACGGTGAAGGCGAGCGAATTTCGTAGGCTTCACATCTACGCCATGTGCAGTTTTTAGCGTTACTGAATATGTACCCACACGAGCCGTTTGTCGCAGAGTTGTTAGATGCTTCTGACGCGTGGTGAGCTACGCAATCTTCACCAAGAAAATCTTGCGCGTTGAAAACAATAAAAGGGAACCCAGTGCAGCTAGCGACCGATGTGCGTCCGTAGATGTGGTGCACATTACATTTCCAGAACTCACAGCCTTTATTGACAAAATTATAGTTCGTCATGTGGTTTGGAGGAAGAGAGCCCCACAGCGAGATGCCAGCCTCGGCGCAGTCATGTACCTCAACATTGAGAATGCGTAGGCGATGGAAGCCTTTTGTTGCATTGGTTACAGTGCTTCCCGCTAAAATCCCCTCATTGCATCCGTAAACTTCGCCATTTGATATAGTGGTCCCAACTAAGTCAAAGGCGCTCGTCGTCGTGTGCAGCACGATGCCTGCTTGAGTTGACGTGGTTGTCGATGTCATGTTCGGGAATGTCCCGCTCAGCGACAGTCCCGGTCCCTGAATAGTGAATTGGTCAATGGTCACATACCCTGTGTTCTGCACTTTTAGTGCGTAGCCATTGCCCGGAGTTATCCTAAATCGACCCGTACCATACGGCTGAATCTTGATGGGGGTTGTAGCGGTGGCAGGTGTAGATGGATTAATGAGAAGGCTACCCGTGAATGTATCACCACCCTTGAGGTTAATCGTATCACCGGCTACAATATCGTTTGCCGTGACTTTTGCTAGAGTCTGCCACGGAGTCGAGGAACTCAGCCCGTCGTTGCTGTCGCTTCCTGTGGCCGAAACGTAGAACGTGCCAGCGGCCCGTGAGGGGGCGGCGGGTGTTGTAACCGAGACAGGCGTGGAGTTTTGGGTCACTGGCGAACCAGCGGAATCTGTGACGGCAACCCTGTACCAATAAACCGTGGATGCGGCGACTGTAGTGTCTACTCGATTACTCGGTGCAACTGTATCTGCAAGGGGTCCAAGTGCTGATCCGTTGTTAGCAAAGGTGCCCGGAGAACCCGACGCATCAGGGGCGCGCTGGTATTGGTACGTGTAAGGTGCAGTGCCAAAACTTGCAGCGGTGTGTGAAACGGTAACTTGGCTTGAAGTGTCTGGGGTTGCTGTTGTTGTACCGGGTGAACCACCTGCGGGGATGTCACGATACTCAATAGAGTCGAGTTCAAGTCCACCGGGGTTCGTATCGCTCGTATGAACAAGCATGCCCGAGTAGTACACACCTGTTAGTGATGTGCCGCTATGCGTAACCGAGATCCGTGAAACACCATCAACAAGGATAGTTTTCTGCGTTGCAGTTATGCGCAGCGTTATCGTGTAGCTCTGACCGGGAGTAAGCGTAAGCGCGTAGGTGCCAATGGTGGATTCAGATCCATTTTCAGGACGCCATATAAGTTCTAGTGTTCCGTCTGGTCTGAGTGATGCCCCATAGTACGAGTAAGTCGCCGCGTTGCTCATCAGCCCGTAAAGCTGGATAATTCCGCTCGCCGACGTTACGCGGATTACACCAACCACTTCAATCGGTATTCCGCTAGGTAACTGTGCGGAGTGCCTTATGCTAGTGTATTCAGGTGAACCACCCGGATGTCGGATGCGGTTGTTGTTGATTTGGACCCCTGAGTTGCCGTCGAAAAGACTCCATGTGCCTCCGCCAACGTCAGGCGTGTGGCTGGAAAGTGCCGTGCCGTTTGTTCCCGTGAAAGTATCTTGTAAGTAAGTGGCCATTTTTAATTGGTCTTAATGATGAGCTTTGCGGATGTTACACCGCTCGCGGAATCAACCTCAGCTTGCAGCACGTCGGTTGCGGTCAATGTCGCTGTACTCCATCCCGTAGCGTCTCCGTTGGCAAATTGAGCAGAGGAGAGAGTTGCTGTGTATATTGTGGAAAATGAGCCAACTACGCCTGCTGAAATCGTAGCCTTCTTGATAGCAAGCAAAAGCGAGCCTGATGCATTGGCAAGTATCGACCATCCCGTTACGGTACGAGAGGCATTAACCTGACGTTCACCCTTTAAGCCTGCTTGCAAGGTTGCCCCGGCACCGTCGAAGTTAAATCCAATTTCACCGCCTCCAGTAATAACTAGATTCCCAGAGCCAAGTAGTGAATTACCATTAACTGTCTTTATATTAGTTCCACTTACTAGCGTATCTTGTTTAGACGCCAATCCCGACGTGAGCGCAGAATTGTCCGCCTTAGCATCAAGTGCGGTTTGTAGTCCAGTTATCGTACTAATAGCCTGAGAGCCCGTATGATTAGATCTAGCCAATAAAGTTGCATCCGCTGAATTGGCAGTCGCCCCGCTTGCAATGCTATCTAATTTAGTTTTATCCGTATCGGAAAGTAAACCTTTAAGCGATGTAGTGGCAACATTAAGCATTGCCGTTGCCTGAGTAACAGACAAGTCAATTGGCGTAGCAGATGAGCCTGTATTATTCCCCTTAATAGAGTTGGCTGGTATATTGGCGGACTTTGCGTTCGTTACTATTCCTGAACCAATAGTCCATACTGTACCGCTAGAACCAACTATAATATCACCTTTGCTACCATCCGTTAATCCGCCCGATGCTAGAGCCGCAATACTAGCCGCCGTTGTTCGCTTAGTAACACCGCTTTGATCTACTGGTATAATTTCAGTGCCAGTTAGGGAACTAGCTACTGGTAGCCCGTTAATAGGTAAGTCTGGCATGTTAAATTATAATTTTGTTATTGTCTGCTTGCTGTAAATAAAACCCATCGGCTTGCGTTAAATAATATGAACTCACCGTATCGCACCAGTTTAGCTCGCTTCCATCTTCTTGCAACAAGCTAAATCCGTCCTCTTGCAATAGGATGCACGAATCAGGCGGAGTTGGCCCACAATTACATATGTTATTAGCTATATAATAAGTTAAACAAACTAACTGTTTTAATAGCGCATTTTCTGTCATGTTTGAATATATTTGCGGCACTCCTGACATTCCAAGCTTTTCCGCAGTTGCAGCCAAATTAACTGCAAGCTTATAGAGTAATTGCTTATCTCTGTCCCTGCATTCTGGTTGAACTGGTACATGTAACATTTCAAGATATTATTATAACTATAAAAAGCCCTCCCGTAAAGAAGGGCTTGAATAGTCATTACGAAATCTGAGGTACAGTATTGCAAGTATTGCCGAACCCAAGCGAGCCAGCGCAACGCTTGTAGGCAATAGGAATGGTAGTCCAAGCAGATTGTGGCTGAATGGCGCGGACGATCTGGTATTTGAACCAACCGAAATCACCCCAAGAGTTACAGCCATTATCCATAGCGTAATGCCATTGGAGTTCGCCGCCAAAAGCTTGCTGAGCAAACTTAGCTTCACCTTCGCCGGTGTACTTATCAGGCACTAGACGTTTAAAGGCATCCTTGTAGTGCAGAATACCAACCTCGAATGCAGCACCTTGCCAAAGCGGATTAGACAAGTTAGCGAATCCATAATCCATAGCAACACGAGTGTATGGTTCAAGGAAGATGGGTTTACCACCACCGTCAATCTGGTTGAAGCGCAGAGGTTTAGGGTCAATGGCCATTTTAATGCCACGGAAATTAACATCAATCCAAGCGTATTTCCAGAGGGAATCCTTACCGTCTTTGAAGCTGCCTTGTGTGGTTACACTGAGTACATTGTTCACATCGGCTTCGTTACGTAGGGCGTCAACGGCCTCAGAAGACCCAACGAAAACAGCATAACTGTCTGCGCCTTGACCGTACATTTCAGGGGCATAGTTATAACGAGCGTAATCAGATAGGCCCTTGAGATACGCAAATGTGATGCCTTGGGTAGGCAGACCACCACGCCAAGGAGCGTCACTCTGATATTCACCACCCGTAAGGGTTTGAACAACAGTAGTATCTGTGCTACGAAGAACGGCTTTAGTGCCTGATTTTGCCACAATTTGAGCGCGTGTATCGGCATTATAGATGTCCATGATGACATCTTTCATGTTCTTGACCGCAGCGGCCAAAGAGTTTTTGACCGTATAGCGATTTTGGTTTACGCAGATGTTCTGCGATTGACCACGAATCACTTGGAGCTTTGTGGTAAAGGACTCTTGCCCCCATTCGGCAGAGTTGCCTGTAGATCCACAAACGGAATCCAGATCACCAAAGACAGGAGTTACCAAGCTTTGATTAGATACTGTGCGGGTAGGGGTGACGGTTAGAATGTTTTCACCGATGTTGGCTTCTACTGTGCCAGTAGGAAGCAGGTTGGCGTAAGGAGAGTTAAGAACAGTGTTCTTAGCAATTGCCAACTGAATGACTGAATTTTGTTCCGCAATAGCGTTTGCGGTAGTTACGCTACAAGAAGCGAGAGCCATATTTATGTTCTCAGCCCGCGAAGTTTATAGAATTGTAGTAAGACGTGGAGCAACCTTGCGTG